ACGGTGACCTTCGTTTGTAGTAATTGTCTCTTTAATCATCTTTTCCATCGTCTTTCTCCGTATCTAACGTTTGTTACAATGTTATTTATAATATAATGTATTTAGTACGCAATGTCAAGGACTTTTTTAACAAAAATATAATTTAAACATAACCGCTAAACTCTCATCATGCATATAAAGACGAATACGTCTTCTAGTATGCACAAACTTTGCGTTATGTTCAGCTAACCATTCCTTAACATGGTCTCGTGGAACAGCTTTATAAATAGGCTTCCCGTTCAGGACTTTGACAATTCGTGGGAAAGAAATTCTCTTGACACTATCAAAATTTCTCCAATAACTAAATTCCAAATAGTAAGGAAATGCTCGGTAATTATCACCCACGGCTTTTTTTGAAAATTGAGCGTTTTCGTATATTTTCATTTAATTTCGTCGCATTTGTGCAATTTCTTTTGCAAGTTCTTTATTATCTTCAAAAACGGGCACGGCGTTAGATTTATGCATCGTAGCAATTCCAATCAGCTTGCGCTCACCGGAATAAACGTTTTCTTTCCTCTTGGGTGCTATGCCTTTAATGCTATCAAGGGTTGTAGCATTAGAATGCTCTGTTACTTGTGTAGGTTTATATGTTTTCTTTTTCTCTTTTTTCGGATGGCTTGCACTTACGCCCATACTTCGTAAGAACGCGGCGTGGTCTGCTTCCGCTTTGATTTGATTGGATGTTTTTTTCTGTTTTCGCTTTTTAGACGTTGTATTTGTATAGATAATCCCAGCCACAATAGATGCCTTTATTAAACTAATAGTTTCGGATCCACGTAAAATTAACAAACCCTTCTTTCTTCGACGGGCAATTATAGCTCTTAGCGAAATTCTCCATAACGTGTTCTGGAATATGCTTGTCTTCCATCTTCTCACGGTGGCGAAGCCTCTTTTCCAATTCCTGTGGAAGAAGCTGGAAATCAACCGCTTCGATATAATAATCTTTTTCAAGAGCCCGTTGAAGACGAGGTCGGCGAACCTTTTCGCTCATATTCGTCTGGTCCCAAATAATGTTCTTACCTTCATTGAAAGCGCTAGTAGCGCGGGCTTTCGATATCTTAGTAGCCTGACCAATATGCTTCTTAAAGGCCTGACTATAAGTCAAACCTTCCGGCTCTGCCAGTTCCATGACGACATCATCGGCACTGATGATTACGTATTCCTCATCAGTCTTCGACAAGAAATCCCTTAGCCAGGTGCTCTTTCCAGAGCCCGGAAGTCCGATAAGCATAATGAAATGCGGCTTGCTCATATCTCTATTCCTATTCCTATTCATATCTCTATTCCTATTCATATTGTATTATAGCACCAGTCTATGATAATGTCAATATCAAAAATTAACCAACTTAAACATGATAGCATCATCTTTGTTTTCAAAATAAAAGAATCGGTTAGAGTTTAAAAACCATCTTCCTTCGATTTCAGTCTTACACCATTCAACCATTTTTTCAAGTGATTTTTCATCATCTACTTTAGATGACGCTGGCCTCCCAGGGGTAACAAAGCCATAACGCCGTTGCAAAACTTTAACACAGTTCCATGTGGCATACTCACACGATATTGATCGGCGGTTTGCGTCTGGTTTGGGTGGCTGATATCGAAGCTTTCTAGCAAGAAAGCCCATTCGACTCTTGGTCATTACTCTAGGCCGTGTAAAAGGGCAATCGAGTTAGATGCACTGGTGTGAAGGATAAATCGTCCACCAAGGGCTTCCCAAGGTGCCCGGGCCTTCTCTCGATCGTCGATAAGAATTGCCCCGTTAAGAGTTGGTGTTCCCATGTACTCGGCAGCCTTTGCAGCCTTTTCCCTGGCCATGCAAACGATCACCGGAACGTTTGACCCAAGTTCACGTGCAACCCATGCACGCTTCTGTCCTTCGGCCCAATTACCCATCGGCTTTCCGGTTAGAATGACAGGATTCATGGTTTTTGCAACAGACCAAAGCTGGTCAGCATCGGGCATTTTTTCCAAGCTGTTATAGAAATCTGGTCCGCCCTTGAATGTCTGACCTGCGGCAACTTCATGATAGGCCAGTTCGCCACGCTTGGTTAGCGTATAGCGAATGCCAATTCCTGGAATATCAAATTTGTCCAGAAGACCTTCCTTGACCATTATCCCAACAACCTTTGATCCCTTCCCCTTAATGAATCCCAAATCATCGACTGAATTGGCAGCGTTCTTTGACGCACGTTTTAAGACCACACCACGTTCGCTACCGGGAGAAATTACCAAATCAGCAATTTTATGCCAAAACGTTTGACCCTGCACAGAGGCGGGTCGACCAGTTAGCTCAATGATTCTCTTATCGAAATCAGCCATAACACCGTCGAGGTCGACGAACAAAGGATTTAAATCATTCAATTTCATTTTATTCTCCATTTTCTTATTATACACTATTTAATTGGGTTGTCAACTTTCTTCTGTTCCCCAGAAAAGTTTAAACATGACGGCTGAATTTCTGTCAATGTTTTGAAAATAAGAAATTACTAACGACGAAGCTATAATAATGATCAGACTCATAGTTATACAAAAATACTTCACAGTATCTTTGTTTATTAAATTAAAAATATATCTATAAACCTTCATAAAACTGTAAGCCTAAATAGTGTTGCATCTGTTTCCTTCTGGAAGAATACATGTTTCCGTCCAAGAATATATTTTCCCTCACAGTATTCTTTAGACCAATCTAAAAAATCTATTCCATTCATTTCACCACTTTCTATCATATAATATAAAAGAGCCAGGCTGTATATTTTGAATATACCCGGATTTCCATTAATATCATCGCGGCGTTGTATATAAAACTTCAATCCGTTAGAAAACATCATCAATTGAACTATTATGCCAACAGTAGGCAATAATATTGCAGGTAATAACGCTGACCAGAAATCTGACCCTGTTTTGTCAAAACATACTGATAATGCAATCATGCATACAACAAAATATAAAGACCAAAATATTATAATATATCGATCTAACAATGATTTACATAAATACTTATATGCTCTCATGGTAACACCATCCTACAAAATACAGCATCGTTCACATCTTCAAAAAACACATCGTATATAACCGAGTCTATCACAAAGAAATCAATGGTCCATTTATTCTCAACATTGTTAAAAATCCATTCAAGCATGTCTGGTAATTTAAAATTCCCGTCAACACATACCTTGAATCCCAATTTCTTTTTATTAGCATCGGAAGGTGGTAGATTTATTAACTATCTACCACCCTTTAATTCTTGTTCGTCTCGAGTTAGTGTTCTAAGAACCTCTGTATACGAGGGGCGACCATACCCAGCACATTTCCGAAGTTCCAGTGTAAAATTATTATTCATTAAATGACGTGTAAAAAGCGATATCATTAATTACTCCGTGAATACCAATTTAAACATTGTAACATCGGAATAGCTTCGAAACAAGACATAGTTCTCAGTAATGGTCCATTTTTCCTCACACGTAGTTTTGGCCCACTCGTTGATAGTAGACTCATCAACGTTTTCTCGTTTGACCATATATATTTGATTTGATTTGTTCATTCTATGAACGCCAATTTATACATAATAATATCCGATTTTTTCTGGAATAAAATATACGTATGCCCAACGATGCAATCTCCTTCACACCCGGTGTTGGCCCATTCTTTTATCTTATTGTTTAAGTTGTCTTTCTCTATTAAGTAATAGAAAAATGGGGAAAATCTAGGAGTAAAACTTAAATCATCTCCCATTATTCTTGGACCAAGAATAATTCGATCGAGCGATATTTGGAATACCAACATGAATGACACAATAATTGCTGAGAATACTAATAGCGGGAATAAATAAGCCGATTCATCTGTTGTTATCGAATGAATGACTACGGATAATAATATTACCATTAACCAAAAACCTGCCACTGGCTTTGAATAGTTACCACCCGCCATAATATCTTTACAAATTTTGGTTATTACGATCATTCTAGATAAATTCCTTCTGGAAACATCAGTCTAAAAAGTAACACGTCTGATTGCATTTCAAAGAACATTTCAAATGAATGCTCTTTTGGGCCAATATTATAGAAATCTGAAAACCATTTCCCGTCCGTATTCTGTGCCCATTCAAGAATATGGCTAAATTGAAAACGGGGACATAATACCGAATATTTTAAAAGTTCATTATCAGATGTATGATGTGGCGGTGGTAGGAAATTCTTAAATCTACCAGAAGATAAATCAGCCTCACCCTTTCGTATATTCATAATAGAATATGTTCCGATATCTACAACTGTTCCGTCTGCAACAAGAGTTGGTTTTGATGGGCCAACGTAATATACCACTCTCAATTTTATAATGTCTCTAATACGCATTGCGGTGATCTTCCATTATCCAAATTTAAGCTTAAACCAAAGTGCTTCTTCTTGGTCGGTAAAGTAAAATCTAAATATTTCCTCTTCATCAAGAATCATATAATATGGATGATTAACATTTTCAAATATCCAATATACTATCTCTGATGGTAGATCTATTATTTTAGTTGGCATTATCATGTAAGCTGCAATTTTTGGATACTGGATTGTTATTATTGGTTTTATTAAACAGCATGGAAACTCTTTCAAAACTTTCCACCAAAAATACCTAGGACAGGGTCGGTAATACTCAGTATGTTTAAGGTTCTCAACCCACGGTAACATCATTGGTTGTGGCATATATGTGCTAATATTCAAAGTCATCCAAACATCAATTTAAATTCAACTGCATCTTCTTTCCGCTGGAAATTAAATTCAGAGCCAAAAAAGTGGCAAATCCATCCTATATCCCTTAACTCTGTTCTAAGATCTTCACACCATTGTCTAGCTTCTCTTATTCGCCTAGCTCGGTCAAACGGTAAATCATCACTGCGGGCAAGTAATATTATTTTATAAACACCAATATTTTCAATTTCCATTATACACACTTTTAACCAAAAATCAACTTGAATTCTATGGCGTTTTCTTTTTTTCTAAAATGGAATTCTGCGCCATACCATATAAAATCCCATTCATCTTCATCGGAATCCAGGTCTTCTTTCTTTTCTAGCAACCATTTCTGAGCCGCAGTTACGTAATCAAAATCATCTTGATTATAATCTCGGTGGTCAGTGCGTTCAACAAGCCTAACAACATAATAATCGTCGAAGATCTGCATTTTATTTGGTACCAATACTTGGTGCTATACCAGAAATATAGTTCCATGCTATTGAACATGCCGCTAGGCTAGTTATTTGACCAACATCATACATCGGAGAAACCTCAACAACGTCCATACCTTTCCAGTTTAGATTTCTTAAACCATGTAAAAGGAGCATTGCTTCTTGAGTAGTAAATCCTCCCGGTTCAGGCGTTCCGGTTCCTGGAGCATAAGCTGGATCGAGTCCATCAACATCGAAGGTAAGATAAACTGGTGTGTCATTTAATTTGAAATCTATTCTTCGAGCAATTTCGGCCATTCCTTTCTCATGGACAAAATCGTAATCCCAAACTGTCATCCCCAAGTTTCGGAGATTTTCAACGTGGGTTGGTTCCGAAGGGCAACGTATACCAAGCATGAAAGAATTCTCTACATCAACCAACCCTTCCTGTACTGCATGATAAAGCCATGTTCCATGGGCAATTGGTGCGCCATAGTTTTCTGACCAATAATCATGATGAGCATCAAAATGGACGATGGCCATTGGCTGTTGATTTTGTTGATAAAACGCTTTTAGGATTGGATAAGTGATAGTGTGGTCACCCCCAAGTATAACCGGATGAACTCCAGATTTTAAGATTTGTTCCATTTGGATAGAAATTAAATCAACGCTTTTTGTAATATCACCAAGTACCAAATTAAGATCACCATAGTCTACAATCTTTGCATAATTAACGGGATTACACCCATAACGGGGATTGTCACCGGAACAACGTCGCAAACTAACATCACGTATATCAGCTGGTCCCATCCGTGTTCCTGGGCGATTAGTCGTCCCTAAATCTAAAGGAATGCCAATTACAGCAATATCAACATCCGTTAAATCCTGTGTATAAGTTGAACGCATAAACGTTCTAATACCTTGGTAAGGAGGCTTACCGCCATCGATGCTTGACATATGCTTAACTCCAAGTCAATTTCAATAATACTTGTTCTTCCTTATTTACATCCTTCGTGTTCTTGATATTTTCCGCAATCCATTCATTGGGTATTTCGTTCCCATTTACAAACCACAACGAACTTCCATCCACTCGTTCGACCGCCGGTCCAGTAGTTTTGTGTAAAACACCGTCTTTTAACCACACCACGTTACTACCTGAAAAATATTTACCGTTTAGTTTAAATACCATAGGATAATGTAAAAAGAACTTTTTGTTCTTTACTCCAATTTCCATCTTCAGGGAAACCGTTTTCCTTGATCCACTCAGCCACTTTAAATTGATGGCTAACCGTTCCCACTTCCCAAATATCAAAATTCCAACTATATTCTGATAATTCATAAAACTTGGGGAACATTGAATCTAGTGGTCCACTATATTGTCGATGTGTATGGTCGTATCCGCCAGATACGGTTAAGGCACCACACGAACATTTTTGCTTCAAGGCTGTCGGTGTGCTTTCTAAAAGATTACCGCAATTGTTACATCTAGCAGCATTACGGGTAAGCCTTCGGCCAGGGACTAGCATTTCTCACCAGTCTCCCCATGTTAATTTATAAAGAGTATAATGCTCGATATCCCAGTTGCCATCTAAAGGAAATCCATTTTCAATCATCCATTTTTCGACATCTTCGTCGCGGGCTGACCATTCATAAGGCTTTCGGAAATATCTTTCATGTTCCGATAGATCAATAAGATCAACTATAACATTTCCTACACGTTTAAGATAATCTTTCCCACCATCGATAGAAATTGAAGAACAAGAACATGTAACATAATCATGACGGTGACGACTCTCAATAATATCCCCGCACGTTCTACATTCCGCCTTATTACACATAATTCGGGTATCAGGTAACATCATGTTAATTTACAGGCCTTCCAGTTTTTCCTCCAATGCTGATCAGTTTGAACATGATTTCTGCGGACATACTTACATGCTTGAATACCAAATTTATCAAATGGTATTTCATCTGCTAGTCGAAGAACAAAACCTTCAGTAGTATCTCCGAGTTCTGAACCATATTCCATTGCAACCTTAAACCAATCCGTAATCTCCTGAACACTGAAAAATACTCCACCTGGGTGAATTACAGGAACCGTAAGGAAATCATTCTGTACCGCATGTTGAACGACTTCTTCCCAAGGCAAAAACATATTAGTCTCATTGTCGAGAACAGCGAATAGACGAAACGTTTCTCCCTCATCCAGTGCATCATACTCAATAGAATGAATGCCATATAAATCCTCACCATAATAGGCATAGCGATCAATGTTTGTAGTCTTCCATGCATGATGCTTTTTGACCATCGCAAACCACCCATCACCAGCTTCCATTGTGGTTGATCGGGCATATGCCTTACCATTATAGAGACAGGTATTCCCGCCGTCTAGTTTCTCTGTTATTACGACTTGCTTGCCGATAAAAAATTCTGGATCGGTGTGGGTCTTATCATCGGCGTGAATAGTTTCACTTTCAGGCCAATGTAAAGTCCTAGGATATTTTTCTGGTGTATTCATAATACCATATTATACAAATTATTAATTAATTTGTCAACCCCTATTCATAACAATTTTTTGGGTCTGCTCCCGGGATACGTTGGTATATATCAGGTGTGAGTTCTAATCGTAGTTGCTCAAGAACTCCTGAAAATTCAATGTCTTGGTTTGAGTACGAAAACGTTATTGTTCCGTTATTGATCTGCTCCATCGTCGATTTCCTTTAACAGATTTTCTAGTTTTTCGATTATTTTTGTTATTTTATCAGCATCGACTAGGGCAGTTCGGCCCTTGAGAGTGATGGCTATTTTATCGGGGTGTTCCATACTGCGATCAATGAAAACATCGTTGGTCGCCGGGTTTGCAGGTAAAGCTGCCGGGCGAGACTTCTTCTTTTGGTCGTACATGCCTTCTTGGAGGCTGTCAAGCTCTTTTCTCATTTGCTTTGGTGTCATAATAAAAATTCCCTCTTTTTATTATTTATGCCTGCGTTTTTAGTTCTTTCTTACCTTTTGTCTGCTGCCGGACACCAGGGAAATGGATTGGATATGCATTGGGAGTAAAATCTTGAACTCCACAACGGCGATATGGGTTTGATTCTTGCGTTTCGTCCAATCGGATCCTATCACCGGCCAGTGGTCCATCAGCGGACATTTCACAATTCCAGTCTCGCTCTTGCTCGATACACCACTGCTCAGGATCTTCGGCTTCGCTAAGATTCATACATGCACCCGACGCCGTTCCAGCATGATACGTATCGAGCTCACGTACAATACCACCGTGGCCTTCTGGGGCATATGGATCACGCTTGCGAAGATCAGTCAATTGAATTCGCAACTGCCCAAACATGTATTGATGGACAATGATAGTATAATTACCATTCTCCATATCCTCGGAAAAGTATTCAATCCGGTTTAGTTCACTAAGACTAGCCATTTTTCCTAACTCTTAAATAATTATCAAGATACATCTGGATGTTCTTTGCGCCTACTGGATTTGCGCTATGTACTACGAACGAAAAATCATCAGGTAGGTCACCATAATCAATATCTCGCTCAACAAGCCACTTCGCAAAGTCATATCCTGTTTGTGGGGCAGAATCTCCCAGGTCGTGATCAAAACTCACAAACGAAGGAAATCCATTCTTGCAAACGAAATGAACAGCCGTAGCGAAACTCCGTTGAATAACCCAATCTCTGGGATCATCGGGCGGGAATCGCTCGTCGTCAAGGAATAAATTATAACTCATAAATATATTATATTATAATAATTGCGGACTGTCAAGGGTCAATAGATTTTACTCTTGGAAATTTTCCATATGGTTTCTTACGGCGCGGGCGGGACTGTTGCCTATTTTTCCATTTGGTTGCCAGTTCTCGCAATTCCTTATCATTGACATCCCACAAAGCATAAACCCCAGTTTGCAAGCTATAATCCATTGGTACTCTATGATTCCCGCGCTTACGTGGGTCATCGGATGCAATCCATGATAGTACATGACCAAGGGGGGCATGGGGTGATTGTAACCAAGCGGCTTTAATTGCAGCTAGAGTTTTATCAATACGTTCTGGTGTTTGATTTGCATCATGCGCTTGTTTTAAAAACGTTTCGTTATGTGTTTCGGTTATTCTTTTCCTGCGGTTGATCCATAAAGTTATACCAAACGCCGAAAGAAGTTTTTGTTTTAAATTGATATTCTTATTTTTCGGTTTCATATATTAGTCCATAGAATAAAGCTATATATTATTTAAGCTTCTATTTTTTAGACCACATACAACTTAATCAATATAAATTCTATGCTTTATCATATATTGTACACGCTTTGAACGTCCCTCAATAAGTGCATCAATAATACTTTTTATAAACTTTTTCATTTTGAGTCTCCCTTCTAAATTAAATATAATTAAACGTGATAAGTACCAATACGGCCTTCTCTCTTAAACTGGGCAATCTTTCGTTGTGCTGATTTTTCCATTGAACAAGCAACTGTATCAATAATCATTTTAAAAAATTTACGCATAATAATTCTCCTTATAATCTATATAATTCATAAATGTTGAATTTGGTAACTGGGCGTTTCATACCATATTCGTTAACTAAATAACGATCATAATCATGACGTCTCTGTGCATAATCCATTTTATCTATAATCATCTTAACAATCTTAATAATCTTCATCATTTCTTCTCCATATTTTTGGGTATCTTTCCAAATAATACATTGCTGCACTGCAATATTATTTATACTAATATAGTAGCAAAATGAGTCAATTTCAACCCATAGTTTCGCAACACTGTCATGCGTTTAGCGCAGATGTGGCAGTGCAGCATTATATAGGGGTGTGGAGGGGTTGTCATGAAAAAAGGACTAAATAGTAGTGGTAATTGATTGTTGAAGCAATCAAAACCCACCTGGAGGAGGGCTGTCCCACTCCATTACTTATACATTAAAACCTGGAGAAATCAATATGCAAAATTACGACAAAGAAACATTTATCAAACTACGGGCCTATATTAATAGTTCATTATCTTCAGACAGTAACGATTATCCATATACCGAAATTGTAGTTGACGGGTTAGCAGATTTGCATCAGTCCTTTGGTGGCGTTATCAAAAAGAAATTACCTAATATAACACATAGTGAATTATCATTAATGTTAAAATCATTATTTAATATTGATATAGATCAATCGGATGTAGGGTTTGCTAATTATATATTTGCGGACAGGATGCTGTTAGCCTATAATTTAATACCAAAATCTATTTATTATAAACTTAATCAAAAACGCAAGACCAAATCTATACGAAAAATGTTTTTAAGGAATTTCTCAACGTTTAGAAAATTGGAGCATATACAAAAGAGAATAGAAATTACCAATCCTAAATACTCTGAATTAATTAAAGAATTACAATTAATTATGGACCACGAAATAACCTCATTAAATGAGGAACAACAACGTATTTTATCCAGTTCTGAAAAAGATATACATTCATATCGTTCTATTTGTTCATTTCATATTACACCAGAAAATATAAAGGGAATCAAAGGATATGATTTATTGGTTAAATTGGGATGGTTTCATCCTAAAAATAATCCAGGTGGGGTTGTTAAAGATCATCGATTAAGTATACATTATGGTTATAACAATCAAATCGACCCATCCATAATAGGACATATAAAAAATTGCGAATTTTTAACAGTATCTGAAAATAGTTCTAAAAGCAGTGATTCTTCTATATTATTAGAGGAACTTGAATTGGAAATTATGGAATAAAACGGAGGGCTCCTGATGATGAGTGCCCTCCAAACTCCACCGAAGATCGCATTCGTCTCCGGAATTTCCCTACCAGGATCAGGCCGCTAGGCGCATTTCCTGTACGGGAGCATTGTCGTTTGCATTTAAAACGGGTTACTTTGTGGTCGGCTCACCAATCCGATGTAAACTAAACTAAACTTTCACGCACCAGTCGAACCTTTCATCCCCATAAAAAAGAGATGCCACCGAAGTGTTGGTGGAGATGCCGGGAACGAGCCCGGGTCCTGATTTGCTATTATTAGCATCAAGCATTTACAAGTATATTTATACAACAATCCCTATAGAAAGTCAACACTTTTATGATAAATAATTATATAATTCCGACTAAGGAGATTCAGGTATGAACAAAGAATATATCGTAACAGTTAAAATGGGTTGTAGTAACCAAAGATTCAAAAATCTAGCTTCTAGATATAACGCTACGATTGACGAAGATTATCGTGGTTTAGAGCGTATGTTCAAAATTACAATGGACGATATGAAAAAGACCAAGTTGAAAACTGAACGAGAGATCGAACATGTCGCACCCGCGGATGCTATTGTTGAATTTAAAGCTATTCAGAATATTGCTGTTTCCCGATATGGTTTTGGTGATAATTGGGGACTAAGTAGAATTACACACGGTGACGAATGGAATGATAGCAACTGGTACCCATTTAATGGAAAATACGAATATAACCGAACAGGAAAAAATGTTGACGTTTATATAGTTGATACTGGTTGTAACTTTTCTCATAATGATTTCCAAGGCCGCGCTGTTCCAATCTTCGATTACTATGCGAAGAAAGGACAAACAGGTTATGGGTTTGATCAACAGGGACATGGAACTCATGTTGCATCTACAGTTGGTGGGGTGAAGTATGGCGTAGCTAAGGAATGCAATCTTCTTATTAGTAAGGTGTTTGAAACTGGTGGTGCTTCTCTTGCTGCTATCGTTTCTGGAATTGATGCGTGCCTAAAGCATCACCGTAATAAGCGTGCTCAAGGTAATATGAACCCAAGCATTATGAACCTATCACTTGGTGGGCCAGCACACAAGACCGAAGAACAGGTTGTAAATGACTGCATCAATGCAGGAATAATTTGTGTTGTTGCTGCTGGTAACGATGGCAGGGATCTTGCAGAAGTTGGTTACGATGTTATGCCTGCTGAAGTTGCCCGCGCTGTTACTGTTGGTTCACATGATATCAAGGATAGAATTTCTTCATTCTCCAATTATGGTAAAACAGTTGACGTTTTTGCCCCTGGCCATTATATTTGCGCTGCTGGAAAAGATGGCGTTGATTCTGAAAATATGCTTTCAGGTACCTCGATGGCTTCACCCCACGTTGCTGGAGCCTGCGCCCTTTATGCTCAAGGAATGGAAACAACCGCTAATGCAAAGGACGTTGAACATGTTCATGAATGGGTTGTTAATTCATCTATCAAAGATACATTAGCATTACATTCAAGAGCTACACAAACCTCAGCAAATAGAGCGTTATATGTTGATCTAGAACCAATTATTGAAAAAGCTAAACCAGAGCCGGTTGTTGAGGAAATTACTGTGGTTGATGTTAAGACTGAATACAAAACATTATCAACAGTGGTAAGTGAAGGTGATCCAATAACAGTTACTACGTTTGAAGATAAGGAACAAGAAACGGAACAAAGTGATGGTTCTATCCTGTGGGAGTTGGTTCGTTTTTACAAACACGTTACAACGATAAAAATTTCCACAATAATAACCAAAGCATGGGTTACAACAACCAAATATTCTGATGGTACAATTGGTGTTAAACAGGGTGAACCATTTGAGGGCATTACAATCAAGGATGATGTTAGTGTATCGCATTCTCACGAAGTTATCGACAGTAAACTTACACCCATTTTGGAGAAAGAACTAAAAGAAACTGGTAGATTTGTAAACCTTGAAAAAATTGAAAATATCCAAGTTTTGGATCCAATTCGTCAAGAGACCCATGTTGAACAAAGAACAGAAACCCACACACATGACAATGGTGATGTTCATACAGTTGTTTATGAAGATCATCATTTCCAAATTAAAACTGAAACCGTTACCACTTTAACAACTTGGACAGTTACAACAATTAAATGGTCAGATGGGTCTCAGACTACTGAACTCGGGGAGAAGAAAACCACAACTGAATCATCGTTTAATATAACAACTGAAATTGAAACAGAAAAAATGTCTGATACCATAGTGCCGGTGCCAGAGGAATCAGTTCCTGATACTGGTTATAGACCAGTTCGAGGTGATAAGTATCCGGGATATCCAGTGCCATTTAGATGGGTACGTTTAGTTGTTATTGTTCGAAAGAAGGCAACCAGTGATGAAATTGAGAGATTAATGGATCTAGCATATGACATTGCATATTCGGACTCGAGAGGCGAAATGACCACGGCATTTATAGAATTCCGAACCCTGTTTAATACAATTAGACGTCGCTAAATAATAGCACATAATTAAAGGCACAAACATGATACTCAACGAATTATATGTAGATCTAAACGAGGGTATTACCCATATTGAGGATCTAAGCGAGGATGAGTTTCTTCGAGCTGTAAAGAACCTCAATTCATGGGAAATCTCCGAAAAAGTCGATGGTGCCGCTATGAGATTTGGCTTCGATGATGACGGGTTTTTTACAAGTAGGGAAAACAAAGGTGACGATCGACGGATTCGTAATGGAGATGAATGGGGAACTAAATTTATGTCGACTGGTTTTCGTTCTGCGCATGATGCCCTAAAGAAATTAATGACTCCATTACGTAAACGAAAGATTATACAAACAGGTGATGTTTTCTCCGTAGAGATTTTATTTGGAAAATTACCAAATGCTGTTCTTTATAGTGGTGAAATTAACCAAATAATTTTACTTTCAAAAGACTCTGAAAAGGACAGTGATGAGGCTAGAAAATCTCTTGAACACATGAACAAAGTTCTGGAAGATCATGAAGTAACTGTTCAAGTTGAAAATGTTCCATATACTGAAAATGGTATCTCCATTAATCGTAGAGATGAGGAACATGAATGGGTCGTTGCAGTTGTTCCAAAAAAACGTGCTGATCAAATGAGCAATGAAGAAGCTCAACAGATAGTAGATGAGGAAGTTAAGAAGATAGAAGTTTTACTTGATAGAAATATCAAAGTTGGTGAAAAAGAACTCTTAGTTAAAGAAGTTATTGCCATTCCACTTAATAAAAAGCCAGATTGGCTTGGTGACGGCAATTGGAAAGAAATTAAGGCCCTGGTAAAAGAAAAACAAGAAGAAATCAAAAAGGCATTAATGTCATCCAAGCTGGAGATTAAAAACCAACTCCTTTCTGCTTTTGTGCATAATCAACAATCTGACTTTGGTCCTGATATTGAGAACGGGGGTTGGATCGAAGGGGTCGTTGCTAAAGATCAAGAAGGAGCAATGACTAAAATCGTAGACAAAGAAGGTTTCACTTCAATCAATAATTATAATTGGCTAGTTCGGAACGACATTTATGATAGTCGTAACTCAGAATCAGTTGTTATGAAAATGCGACATGAAGTAGCCAATGTAATGGGTCATGGTCCATTAAGTGGTGCCCAAGCGAAGAGGTATGCTAAAAAATTCGGTAACAGTGCAGAAGAACAAACAGTTAATCTAGCATCAGATATGAATTTCCCCAAAGTTAAGAAGGTTTTTGTCCAACAAGTTAAGGTAGCTAACAAAGAACTATTAGATAATTTAGAGAATTTCAAAAACAAAACTGGTCAGTATGCTAACATAGATTATCAAGAAGGTGTAAAAGAACGTACATTACAAACATTTGCAGAAACACATGAATTACTTGCTGATTATTTAAAAGCATTGAAAACAGCTAAAACACCAGAAGATTTGATTGTAATTTTTGCTGGTGATAAATTATCATCCATTACAACTGAGGAATATATCGACGAAGGAATTATCTCAGGTGTTGGTAAAGGAGTTTCAGCTCTTGCACGTGGTGTTGGTAAACTAGGACAAGGTGCTATAAAAATTGGTAAGTCTTTGGCAAACAAGGGCGATGATGTCGCTAGAGTTGCAACTGACCTATCAAAAGGTGGAAGGCTCACCAAACTACGATCGTTCTATACCAATGCAAAACGCCGTGGAAAAACTGCATTAGCAGTTAATAAGATTCGCTCGGAATTGCAAAAACAATATTCTGAACTTGGTGATTTTGATGAAGAACAAATGGATGATTTGATTGCTCTTCTTGCTCATGAGTCCGTTACTGAATCTATAATTATGGAAGGTGGTCGAGCTATTGAGGGGGGTGGTGCAATTTATATAGGGGAAATTCCCGCCACGTTAAAAGAAATCGCAAAGGCTGCTGATATACCATTTAGTGAAATTAAGAATGGTACTCTTGGATCCGTTGGTAAGGCCAAATTCTCAGGTGATATTGATATTGCGCTGGATGATGGGTTGCATGATAAACAAGAAGTATTCAATGAACTCAAAAAAGCCGGTCTTAATCCAAGGCTCGGAGCGGTCATTTCATTCCCAATGAAAATTGCTGGTTACGATGAAAGCATAAATGATCAAACAGATAAAGAACGCACTGGCATGGTGCAAGTAGATTTTATGTTTGGTAATGCAAATACCCTAAAATTTGGATATCATTCTGCGGGTGATAAATCAAAATATAAAGGTGTTCTTCGTACGATATTAATAGCAAGTATGGCTAGTGCTATGAACCAAATCTTCTATGATGAAGGAGATGATGAATTGGTTGGTCGATTTGGCCCAGCCTTTGCACCAAGCACTGGATTAAATATCCGCGCCAAATTGCGCCCAAGAAAAAAGCTTACGAAAAAGGAAATTAAGCAAGGCGTTGATCTTGCTAGTAAGCCAAGACTAAAGGGTGAACAGACGGTAGACATAGAGAATTTTAAGAAAGAATTCACCAGCGTTGAAATTGATAAGTTTGGAAAAAAGTGGTCTATGGATAACCCAAATGATATTGCCCAATTTTTGTTTGGTGATGTAAAGACTGATGTAACCGCCGCGGATCTAGATAGAGTTGAAACCATAATGCCGTTACTTAAAAAGAAACCAATTGAATTGCGTAAGATTGTATTCCAGCGATTTAAAGAACGTTTAGAAGGTGATGGTATCCCAATTCCAAAAGAACTAGAAATTTAAGGCTTCAAGCCAGCTTTTTTAGCAATGGTATCATTATTGATATACCACCAACTCCACAAAATTCCCTTTTCAAATTTATCTAGATCATTTTTCCAACCAGATGAATTCAATATTTTGCGCATTGCTGGATGATTGGCTAATGTTTTACAAACAATCCCTTGATCAAGGTAATTGTGGATAAGATGATTCATAAGTATTCTAGATAAATCCCCACCGCGATGATTTGGATGTATGGAGAAACCACACATAAAAACCCGATCTTCTTCAGGTAATATTTGATAACAACCAATAATTCCGGAAGAGTCACGCAATACGTGAATATGTAAATTATTTGTTTTTATATGGTTAAGATATTCTTGAACAGTGCTTCGGTCAGGTTCATCAAAAATACCAACTTCGTAATCAACGAGTTCTTGCAATTGTGAAGGTTGTAATTGTTCCCATTCCATTAACTTACCCCTCTTTCTTCTCTTTAACCCACGATAACAAGGTTTGTAAAATTAATGGTTCCATGCTGCCAATTGGTCTCTCTTCCAAATTTTGCAATTGATTCATTTGATCTTCCAAATATTTCTCTATTTCATCTAGAGTCAACGGATACTTAACTAAGTTTCTCATGTTCTTTACTTATTTATAGCAAGATGAAGGAAGATCACCAAACAATACAGTCTTTGCATTATCCAATTTTGCAACTGGTGGAATATCAAGACTAACAATTTTACTTCGAATAACTGGACCAGTTGGACGATGTTGTTCTGGAATGTCTTCCATCTCATAATCGGTGAGATGACGTTCAACATTGACACGACGAACATAAGTTCCACGCTTGAAGAATGACGGATAATCGTTAAAATTAATCCCCTTTTCTTGAAAAAGCCTTTCCTGCTTTTCTGAACCAGTGAGACCATTCAATGACTTGTGGGAGAAATAGGCGGATGCTGCCATACTAACTGCATTTTTCATTGCATCCCGTTCACGCCAAATAAACATGCTCAGGAGTTCATCCTCATCGGGTATTTGACATACTCGACAATCAAAGGTTGGTAATTTAGAATACGTTGCCTTTAGAATTTCTTTGTTTTCACTGTTAACGCCCAAATGGTTAAACTTAACCGTTGCTAGTGATGCAATGTTACTAACCAATTTGAAAATCTTCCCTGCAAAAATCATGTTATTTTGATCTTCGCTTGGTAACCACGCAAGGCTAATCTCATCGCTTTGGGTATAACCAACGATAGCATGAGTTTCTTCAACTAGGTATTTTGTGGTTGCGACCATCATAGCCGACATATCATAATCAAATGGTCGTTTAAATTTCTTTGTAAAATTACTGAAACTTCGCCCATCTACTCGTGCATAAACAGGAAGTCCAGGCATTAATTTGCGTCCAGTTTCCTGATTTTCATACGCTTTCATGCGATCACCAAGGGGAGTTTTATCCACAATATCCTCCTAAAAGCAAATTAAATTGACGGTCCAATAACCCTAGCTGCAAAAACATCATTATTGACAACTAAACCAGTAGCCATCATCAAAGACATCAAAATTATAGATACTAGAAATATTTTCATCATTTGTTTCCTTCTATAGTTTTATTATAACACAATTGTGGTCATTGTCAAGTTTTTAAATTTGATAAATCAATTCCCGAAAGGTCAACGGACGATGCTGACTGAATACTTGATGTCTGCTTGGTATACATATCTGCCGCTTGTTTCATTGCTGGTAGCGCAACGATATATTTGTCAGAAGTGAATACAAATGATCCATCTGCATCTACACCAAACATAAATGGCTGCATTGCTATTGTAATTCCTTGTGCAGTTTGAACTGGTCCAAGGGTTCCAGGCTTGGTAATCGTAATGGAGCCATTGGCAATATTGGTAACACGACCAATAACTTCTTCTCCGGAATTTAATTTTAGAACTGCGATGTCAGTTGTTTTTAATTTTTGGGATTTAATTTCTAGCATGTTTATTCCTTTCAATGTCGTTGAATTCGAACCCCCAGCGCACCTAATCCATTAAGGTCGGTAAGTGTGTCTTGCGTCTTTGCGTTATTAACTACCGTCGATGGTGCCGTTGGGTTTCGATCTAATAAACGTTTGTTATACCAATCTCTATATGAAGTTTCATACATGTGGTCTTGGAATTCAGATGACTTAACTAATTGTAGTAATTGTCCATGATTTATTTGTACAATAGTATGACCTACTAAAATTTTGCTTAAAGTAGCATCTAATTCAAACCAAGAATCACCCGTCTCAATATCCAATTTAAATTTTTGCCCTACGGATATTCGGCTTCCTTGATATACATAAACTGGATTTTGCATTTCATCCATTAAGCCGCCTCGACAAAAACTCGCTGCTTTAATAGGTCAAAATCAACGTTAGATAAACCTGTAAAACCGCCTTCAACTAATATTTCATTATTGAAATAAATTTGTGGGACAGTTTTGTGACCATTTTCGATCAAGAACTCTCGGGCAGTATGTATTTCCTCAATGTTAATTTCTCTGAAAGAAAGACCGTTTTCTCCTAATAAGGTTTTAGTCATTTTGCAATACGGGCAATTGTTTTTTGTGTATAATGTAATCATAGTTCAAATCCTTTAAATGTATCTTCATCTACGTCTTGCTTGGTTCCACCAATGACATAGCTTGATATTTCAGTTTCTTGTGGTGCTACCTGTACTTCACTTCCTGAGATCCACTTCTGTGTCCAGGGTAATGGATTTGCTTGTGGCACGCTATATGGGCTTTTTATCCCCACTGCTTGCATTCTCTTTGAAGCAATCCATTCAATATATTCAGATAGTAATAATTCGTTGAGTCCAATCATTGATCCATCGTTAAATAGAAATTTGGCCCAATCTTTTTCTTGACTAACAGCTTCAACATACATTTCAGTACATTGATCCATTGTTTCTTTTCTAATCTTTATAAAATCTGGGTCGTCTTGTGGTAAGATTTTTATTAATTGTTGCGTTGCTGCAAGATGAACATTTTCATCTCTAGCAATAAATTTAATGAGTTTTGCGTTTCCTTCCATCTTCTTTAATTCTGCGAACGCCCATGAACATGCAAAACTCACATAAAAACGTACTCCTTCCAATATGTTAACGCTCATGATTGCAAGCCATAACAATTTCTTTAAGTCATATAGCTTAACTGGTATTTTTTCACCATTGACGGTATGTGTTCCTTCGCCAAGCAATCTATACCAATTTGATAATTCTATTAATTCATCGTAATGTACCGATATATCCTTTGAACATTTTACAATTTCTTCCAAGTCCATCATTTCATCAAACACCTTACTTGGGTTCGAATAAACATTACGGATGATATGCGTATATGCTCGACTATGAATTGTCTCAAAGAATGCCCATGTTTCAATAAATGCTTCAATTTCAGGAACACTTACAATTGGTAAGAATGCCAAATTGGGTGATCTACCTTGTACAGAATCTAGAAGTATTTGTCGTTTTAGGTTTGATGTAAAAATATGACGTTCATGCTCATTGAGTTCTTTAAAATCTTTCGAATCACCGACCACGTCAACCTCTTCTGGTCTCCAGAAAAAACCCAATGATTTATCTGTAAGCTTATCAAACTGTCGGTATTTTAAAGACTCATACCTCTGTAATGTTATTGATCCAGATTCATCAAGAAAAGCTTTATTTTTTGTATGATCGGAATGATTATTAGTATTGAAAACGCTAAACTTTTTCATTATTGGTTAATCCATCTACCTTATAAAATACAACTATCACAACCTTCCTCATCATCAAGTGAGGTTAATACTTCTAGATTGGATGTGTCACTTGTTTCAATATCACCGAAATCAATTTCTCCGGCGCCGTCATGTGTCTGGAAATAATAGAGTTGTTTCCCTCCGTACTTATAAAACATCAAAAGGTGCTTCAACATTTCCGACATCGGAATTTTTTCATCTTCATAGAATTTTGGGTTATATGATGTATTTACACTAATTGCTTGGTCAACATATTTTTGTAATACAGCCATGATCTTCAAATAGCCCTCAGGGCTTTCCTGATCCCAAAGTAATTCATATTTGTTTTTCAGGCGGCGAAATTCTGGAACAACTTGCTTCAAAACACCGTGCTTGCTTTGCTTAATACTAACATATGAACGGGGTGGTTCAACACCATTGGTCGAATTACTAATTTGCGCTGATGTTTCTGCTGGCATAAGAGCCATTAACGTTGCATTTCTAATCCCTGTTTCTTTCAATTGTTGACGCAACTCTTCCCACGGCATACGTTCTTTATACGGAACCAGTTCATCCACTGCTGGTTTACGTGTATCAATAGGTAAAATACCCCTACTATATTTGGTATTATTATTTGACAAACATGCACCCTTTTCAGTAGCCAAATCAGCACTTGCCTTAGTTAGATAATAACTCCAAGCTTCTGCATATTCGTCAACTAATTCCAAATTTGGGTTGGTATAATTGGTATCATTTTTTGCTAGAAAGTATGCAAGATTAATTATACCAACACCGAGTGGGCGCCATTCAATTGAATGTAATTGTGCAGCCAATACAGGATATTTTTGGTAATCCAATAATGCATCAAGTCCACGGATTGCTAGATCACATGGTTTTGCAAAATCTTCAGGGTTTTTAATAACACCCCAATTAATTGCTGAGAGTGTACAGAGGGCTATTCGGCCATCCGGGTCATTTATATCATTCAAGGGCTTTGTTGGAAGCGTTATCTCGCAGCAAAGATTGGACATATAAATCGGAGCAACTTTTTCATCGAAAGAAGAATGTTGGTTTGCATTATCTACATTCATCAAGTATATGCGACCCGTATCTTTTCTTTCCTGCATGAAAGAAGTAAACAAATCATTTGCTTTGATTGTCTTTTTCCGTAATGTTGAATCATTTTCGGCCTCTTCATATAATTTACGAAATAGTTCTTCATCGTTGAAAAAGGCATCATATAATCCAGGAACATCTTTTGGACTGAACAATGTTATGTTTTCACCTTTAATAAGCCGTTCATAAAAGAGCTTACTAAATTGGACCCCATAATCAAGTTGACGAACACGGTTATCTTCAGTGCCCTTATTGTTCTTTAATACAAGCAAATCTTCGACTTCTAAATGCCACACTGGATAATATAATGTGGCGGCGGCGCGCCTTACACCGCCCTGTGAGCAACTTTTAACAGCCGCCTGAAACATTTTATAGAAAGGAATAACACCAGTGTGATATGCATCGCCATTACGAATAGGTGAATTAATGGCGCGGATTCGGCCCGCACCAATACCAATACCCGCCTTTTGGGAAACATAACGAACAATAGCTGCTGAAGTTGCACTAATTGAATCCAAACTGTCATCGGTCTCAATCAAAACGCAAGAGGAAAATTGGCGTTGTGGTGTACGAACACCGGCCATAACCGGAGTTGGTAAGCTGATAGCAAATGTTGAAATGGCATTATAATATTCTCGAATATATTGCATTCTTGTTTCGACTGGGTAATCAGAAAACAATGAAGCAGCAATTAAAATATATGACATTTGCGGTGTTTCGAATATTTTACCCGTTACTCGGTTTTGTACTAGGTACTTACCACGAAACTGTTCCATTGCGACATATGTTAAATTCATATCCCGGTCATGGTTGATATATGAGTTTAGTTTATTGAAATCATCTTCGGTATAGGTCTCAAGAAGTTCAGGATCATAGAATCCAATATCAACATTCTTTTTAACGAGATCATATAAATGCCATGGTTCATATTGATTATAAACCTGTTTCCGCAAATGATATGAAATCAATCTACCAGCAACAAACTGATAATTCGGTGTTTCCTCCGTAATCAAATCAGCAGCGGCTTTGATCAAAGTTTCCTGTATATTGCTCGTTTCAATACCTTCGTAAAATTGCAAATGAGATTTCAATTCGACTTCAGATGCAGATACGCCAGCGATTCCCTCTGTCGCCCAGTATACAACCTTATGCATTTTATTGATATCTAGCTCAACCAGTTCCCCTGTTCTTTTTCTTACTTTCATTTTTACTTGCTATCCTTTCTTATAATTTCTATGTATTATAAGATAAAACCACTGTTCAATCAATATTAATTCTGGTCGATTGCCACTTATATTTGGATTTTCCAAGTAATTCTATCAGTTGTTGATTAAAGTTATTTATTAATCAAATATTCGTAGTTAAACTACAACGTTATTACAAAAATACAAAGCTAAATTAATTTATTCTATTGAATTGATTATTGTAACATGAGAAGCAATACTTGACCAATTTATTACTTTAGACCAATCATAATTCAAAACCCACTCATCGTCTACTATTAGTGCGGTCACCATTTTATCATGTTTTAAGTCCTTGATAAACTTAATTGAAAATCTGCTATTTTCCCATTTATCACCATTAGATAGGCGTAATGTTTCCTTCATCAAAAACGCAATAGTTGTTGAGCAATAATTTCCGTCATAAATGATTTCCCACGGGGTTGGCCATTCTTCCGGATGCTCATCATCCAAATACCAATTTAATATCGGGGCCATTGACCAATATGTTGCTACACTTTCTAACTGTGTAAAATCGTCTTGCGTGTTTAATGATTCCCTGAAATTCTGCCAATTTTCAAGCCGGCGTTCTGGCGGTAGATTGAAGTCGGTCATTGGATTTCTCCCGTTAGACTATATGTGGTTTTATAAAGTGCCGTAGACAGTTGGAGGACTATCTGGGGCTTCCATTGGTAATGTCATATTAGCATTCGGTGCGGTTAATGATTCTGGAGATCCGTCAACTGATTCAAAGTCTTCCTGATCCGGTAGAAGGTCAGTAACGAAACCATAATCAAGAACGCCCGCTTGATCAGCAATATCAATAAGACCGTTTGGCTCAAGCTCTGCAGGGGTGGTCGTCCCATATGATGTTATTGAACTATCCCAATAAGTAGCGGCCCATTTAAGATATATCTTGTCGGTTGATTCGTGAAAACCTGGGTTGCCATAATCAACTGGATCAGCATTATCGGTATATTTTACACGAACAAATAATGGATCAGCGAGTTCAGGGCTTGATAATACAGCCAATGTAACATCAAAGTCAACATCTATGGCTACGTTACCCACCTCAACAACATGCTCATCCCATTCAATGTCTGAACCCGAAGAGTCAGCACAAATATGAAGTTGGCCCTTTCGGGATGAAAACCCTCGTCGTAATGAATAATCAATAATAATAGTGTCAGCTTTTTGTTCACCGTCTAATTCAAGAATGATACCAGTTGGTTTATTAATTTGTTGTGGCTCTGCTAAAATATTATTCTCAAGTTCAATAACCGTTGGCTCCATTTCGCCTCGTGTAATTGCACCTGATTGCGTTCCCTTGGGATGATGATCAATTAAAGATGAACCAGTAATAGTGTTGGTGTTTGACAATGTAAACACTCTGCGATTATCTTGATCAGCAAATACACTAAGAGCAGCGACTCTATCCTGGTCTGGTTCATAATCAAAATCATCATTAACTGAAGCATTACCAGTTGTAACTAAATCATTCTCTGGGTCACCATAAAAGAATACGCCCGGCGCAATGAATGGTTCAAGAATTAGATCTTCAGTTGTGATACATCCACGCCCATAATGACGATAGGCATTATATGCTGAAATGTTATCCGAGTTGGTTGAATAAACACTAAAACCTGGTCCAGCGATATTTTCAAACAATGAGTTGGTTACTCGGAAATTTTTAGGTCCAAACTTTGTTAAGGGGACAAACGGTGATGGAATAGTCAAATCTCCGGTTGCTATGGCGAAACCTGGTATACAGCCTTCTCCAAGAACGATTGAGCGGTAATTTTCATAAAATTTAGCATCAGTAACATTCACATTAATCACTGAATCTGTGATATAAAATGCATATGGTTGATTAGAGAATTCACATCCTATAAATTGATAATTAGAACGTGAAAAAATCTCTGGTGTTAAATTGCTCAATGAATCAATACGAACACACATACCATCACGATCAATGTCAAATTTTCCATGTAACATGAAATTAGAATCAATAGCACCTGGTTCATCGAAATATCCACCGAATTCAATCTTGTTTTCTAGGTCAGCACATTCGAAATTACCCGCAAATCTACAATAAGCAAACCTAACATTATTTGAACGATTGAGCTGGATAATATCAGTTGCTCCTTCGATACCAATAGCATCAATTGAAACACTGTCGGAAAGCTGGAAGTCAATACCAATAACCTCAATGTCTTGCGGTATTGTATGTAGATCAGTTATGTTTAGTCCCGTATTGCCTTGACCATCGACGGTTTCAGCAACGGCTTTTAATATTTCATTGGATAATTTCCAAGGATCGCCGACGCTAACATCAATCCCAGTTGCGATAATTTGATCTCCATCACTGACTGCAATTGAAAAACTACCATCGATTAAATTACCTGTGCCAGATACGATGTAACGATCACCGGCGGTTGGGCTGCTAGGAAGAGCGTCGACTCCAACAGTCAATGTACCAAGACTATCAATTGAAATCACCGATGTTAGAGTAATTTTTGTTTTTCCAATACCCTCTCCAAGCCATTTTGTGAATGGATAAAGTGGTATCGTAGATGTAATTATATATTCTCCAGCAGGGAAAAACAATGTTCTAGCTGGTCCTTCTAATAATGCTTCATTTGAGAAAATATCCTGACAGGCCCGTATAATTGCCCATGTATCATCTTTAATACCATCACCGATTGCTCCATAAGCTTTAACACTTACTGATTCATCCAAACGTTCCTGGAGAAGACGCTCTCCTTCAGCAGTAAACGCAGGTGTTGTTCTAAACGAACCAGGACCAGGGAATTGTATACTGGTTGGATCCTGGTAACGATAAGTATAAGTCGCTGAAGTCTCTAAAAGATTAGCTATGGAAAATTCAGTAAGGAGTTCGATATTTTGAAATGGAAAATCCACTCGGTTGACAATAGGCGCAAAATTGGGAGAACCAATAAAAACTTGGCCTGTATCAGTTGTTAGACCAATCTCACCTTCATTTAGAGCTAGTGGTAACTCAGTAGATAGCCCCCGACGGTGCATTATTCTAGATACTTGAGTAATGGGCATTGTTAAAATCCTCTTCAAACTATGTTTCTTATAGTATTTAGCAAGCCAACTTAGATATTGACATTGGATATTATATACTGTTATATTAATTTTATGTTAATGTTTAACAACAGGCACAATCATGGTCGTGGATGGGCCGAACAATCGGTAAGTATTATCATCCGACCAGAATTATCAAAGTTGCCAAAATCATGGTTCTCACTGTTTCGTAAAAAACATATAGCAGACTATAAATTTGTTCACGGAAGAAATGGTGTTAGTATATTCAACGATGGCATTGATAAACCAACAGTGGGAAATGTAAAAATATTCGACGAGTTAGAAAACTTGGATACAGAATATCCATTTTTTATATCATATAATAGTATTATTGCATATGATCTCGATAATCCCGGTTCTACTTCATGGGAGATGCATCATATAAATTTACGAATCACAATGGTCAAATCTGACGCCATTTTATCGCTCTTATCAATGTCTTCGTTAGCAGAGTTTAAAATTGATGTTGATTAATATATGGAAATATACTGGTTCTACTGATGAGTTTTTAATAAATAAAGAATTTTTTATTAGCAAAAAGCCATCGTTTTGGTATGTATTCAAATGGATTAAGGCAATAGTATGTCATTCATATACTCTTAAATTTAGGTTTACCAAATCAATAAACGTTACGTTTATGCACAATGAAGAATTGGGAGGGCATAGAGATATAGTTATTAAAAATGAATCTTTTCTACACTTGCTTAATAATTCACTGCCGTCATATCCATTTTTCATTTACTATAAATTACGAATCTATGATGGCTTTGACACGCATATGTCATTATACGAAACTAAAAGATTTGAATATGAATTAGATTTAACCTTTTCGGATATCAAAGATGCCATTAATTTCAAATTACAATTACCAGATTTTTTTAATGATCATATTTTGGGGGATTAAATAATGAAAGCTCTTTCAGGAAACGATGAATTAAAATTCAACCATGTCATTATGGTTATGTCTGAAAGTCTCTCTTTTAGCAAAGTAACAGAGATAAAAGAATGGTGCTCAGATAATTGCACTGGAATGTTCTTTACAACTAAATGCTCAAGTGATGCAATAATAGGTTGTGCTGCGAAGAACAATGGCCAAACACCGTTCGGTGATCTTGTATTGAAACCAACAATCCAAACTTTACCAGATTCCAAAAATAATTTTTATCTAGTGTTGTTTGAATATCAAGAAGATGCAGTTTTATTTAAATCTTCTTTTGGTTAAATTTGTTTATTGTAATATTCATCTAAGCGACCAAGCCACATATCCTGTTTCTCTTGAAATTTAATACCATCGATGATAAACGACTGGTAATTATATTCTCTATCAGCCATAAAAATAACACCGTGTTTTATTTTTGTCCCAAACAATTCATCATGGGCCATCGAGTAAGCGCATAATTGACAATAATAATCCTGCATATGTTCTTCTTTTTTAATCTTCTTTGATGACTTATAATCCATAATTGCAGGAAGGCCACGCCAGAGACCAATAACATCGGCGGTTCCGGCATAGAGGCCCGGGAAATATAGTTTCTTCTCTAATCCCCATATTTCACTAACCTCAAACAATCCCCGGTTAATAATTTCGTCCGCCATCTTTCTGGCCATAACCCGAGCCAAGTTATTTCCCCTTGGGCGCTCAACACCATCAATGTAATTTTCTAGATGTGTGTGCATCAACGAACCAATACCAGCAGCTTCTTTCATCTGACGGTCGGCTTCTTTGTCGCCTACCCAATCTCGCCAAGCTTTAAGACCGCTTTTATCACCAGTAGCACTAAGGATTGTTGTTACGCTTGGAAGCTTTTCATTATCGGGGGTTTCGTAACGGCGAGTTTTTGTTCCCTGATAATTATTGATCTGTTTTAGCGTTGGATATTCGAATTTTTCAACTATTGGGATCATCTTTTCTTCTTTTTAGTTAATTATTACTTATATTAACACTACGAATACTTTATTGTCAATATTATTACTTATGAGCTCTCATCTTCTAGGTTTTCCCAATCACCATATATATCTTCATCGAAATAAGATATATCGATATAACCTTCATCGGCGAGTGATTGTATATAAGGATGATCTTTAATCCAATCTGCTAAATTAGGATTATGGAACCATTGGCTTTTTTTCGTAAAATCAGTGACTAATATTAATATGTTTGGTTCAGATGGGGTATAATACAGTAAAATTGATACTGTGTTTTTATCTAAATTTATATTTTCCGAAACTTCATAGTGCAATGCCAAATTTGAATCCCATGCTATACAATCATCTTCTGTTAAAAATGCTCTTATTGTATCATGACTTTCTAATTGCTGCAATTCTTTACTAGTTGGATTAATAAACAGTTCAACATATTTCCTATTTCTGTTCTCAAACCCATTAAAAAATAATTCAAACAAAAATTCTCGTGCTCTCATAATAAATTATTCATCCTATATAAGTTTTATTAATCCTAGGCATTTATTATCTCCAAGGATTATGTGCATTGGCTCCGCCAAGCATATCTAGTCTAGAAGTATCATAATATTCACTTCCATCAGGATTCTTTATTGGATGTTCGGCATCATATTTAGCGTCACCATAGAAATCATCCCACATATCAGCTAGATACTCATTATAGGAGTTTGTCTGTAATACCTTTCTAGCGGCGACTGGAACAAGTTTTTCAAATGCATTACTTGAATCCCAACCTTTCTGCCGGAAGAAACGCATTAATTGATTGTTTGGGTCACCGTCCGGAAATGATTCGCCGGCGGCTCCCATCATATAATGTCCGAGTTCTTGTATATCATCATGTGTTACTGGAACCCTTTCGTCATAATATCGTTCAGACTGTACATAATATGGTGCGCGATTAGCTGCGGCTTTCTTGGCGGCGGCTGATCGGTTTGCTTTAGTGACAGCACGCATTTCTGCCTCAGCTCTATCCAATTCAGACTGGTGTACTTTAGAAGCAACTCTAGAAGCCTCTCCACGCTCTTGCCATTGACGATACTGGCTTGCAACAACTACTGGATCAAGATTATAATCAGCGGCGATATCATTCAATGCATCAATGCCTTCATTGTCTAGATCATGCATTGCATCATCCATTGCATCTTCTGAAAGATCCATGGATTCACCAAGATCCTTACTCATATATTTCAACATAATTCCCATATCACCATGTGCCATAGTGATAGGTTTCCCCTCACCTCTTTGGTATAGGCAGTATGTATTCATTTTATTTGATTTTTTTGGTGTTGGTGTTGCACCTTCTTTAACTACAACCCATCTTGTAACATTATATTTTTTAGAATAGCTTTTACGAACAGCAACCATTGTAATTGGGGTATCCGGTCCACCAGACATAACTCCTTTCCATGCTAATTGTAGGCGATCACCCTTCTTTAGATTTTCAAAAATATCGATCCAATCATCTGGGTTGTCTGACTCGTTAACTTCCTTGGATTGATCCTTATTTTTCATAGCTTTTGTTGCTACTGGTTCAAAAATATTCTTTACAAAATAGTCCATTGCTTTTGGATCTTTAAGTAGCTTTGGATTTGTTACTTTGTTTTTTAAAGCATCAATGATCTCATCAACTGAGTCAAAATTATCAACGTTCTTTTTAACCCAATCAATGGTCCTTATTGCACTAAATTCCATCAATGGTTTATTGCCTGATTCGACGATATCCAAGCTTTCCCTAACAAGCTTCTTAAAATTATTTACCATTTTATACTCCATAAAAAGGTGTTACCGGTATCACCATTTGTTAATTTTACTATGCTATACCCTCTGGTCGAAAAATAATTTTCAACCTCAGACAGTTCCAATGAAACCAATCGATCTGTTTCAGTTTTTTTAAATACTTCATACCTAAATTCCGCATCAGCATCACCTGGTATTGTAAACGGAGTATTAGCTAATGTTGTTTCGATTGCACCCGCTTCGTCGGCGGTTAAAATACCGAGTTGAATAGCAGAAATTTCTTCCTGTATTGTTCGGCTCTTTGTCTTGCGTGTACGCAATTCAGATGCTGTTGGAAATACTTCACTCATTATTCTTTATCCTTAACATTTTTCTTTGCTTGGGCTTTGGCTTTTCTATCGATCATCTCTTGATCCATTGCTTCTTTATCTTGATCAACTCTTTGATGCACATCAGCATCCTGGTCAGTAAATACAATTTCGAAAACTTCGTCACCGTGATGTTTTGCATCGATAGGAGCAATCTTTTCAATATCAGGTCGAGACATTAAAAAATCCATTAGGAAATCTTTTGGTATTTCCATACCTTGTTTTCTAACTCTATCTTCAATATGGTGTAGATAAATATGTTCAAGATTTTGTGCTCGTGCATAAACTAACGAATCAATTATTGATCGCTCTATGTCTTCCAAAGTTTCAGACTCTTCCGTAAGATCATCAACCTCCGGCGAATAATATATAATGGTATCCAAATTTTCAAATAACTCTTTTAAGCGCATCATATATCTCCTTGAGACAAAATTATTTAGGCTTCTTTTCCAAACCAGCGGCGACCTAGTGCAACAATTGAACGGGCCTCGTCCATTGTACACCAACGCGCAACTGGGTGGTGATAACCTTGTGCAAGTTCTTTAAGTTGATCTCTCAATTTGGTTGCGCGGATTTCTTGTGGTAGCTGAAAATCTTCTTCCAAATCACCGTATTCTTCTCGAAGGTTTGCAGACTCGGCATCAAGTGACTCAAGTGTCTTTTCAATTTCTTTTGCACGGAGTGTTTCTGGAATACGCTCAGAAATAACGTAATAACCACCCTCATCGTTTTCAGCAATCTGCCACCCATCTGGTGATCCATACTTTTTGGTGAGTTGCTTCATTAAACTGCGAGGAGTAGATAATGTCATTCCTCCATCAAATGCTTCAGTTTCTGCAATTGATTTTCCTGCACGGGCCGCCGACATTTTATTTTTTAGGAGATCAATTGCTTCTGATTCACGCATCTCGGAATCATCTACCATTTCAACAATAGCGTGTTCAAGGATTGGTGATGAATACTCAATTGAGTCAGTTAATCCTGTTGCCAATTCAGCAGCGGATTCTGGATCGACACCAAGTGCATCAGCTACTTTTTTAACGGCTGGATTCTTAGCAACCTTATTTGATACCTTTTGTATGGCTTGCTTAACCATTGGCATTTTTTTAATTTTTTCATCTTTGGCTGCTTGAGCGGCATCTTCGCCGGTCTTTGGATCATCAGCGTTTTCGTCATTATCGTCAAAGGCACCGAGTGCATCAGCAGCCCTAGCAATTGGTGCTATTGGGCTAGGGATCCATTTTGCGGCTGTTAATGCTAGATCACCAAGAACACCCTCTTCAATTCCAAGGGCTTCACGAATAGCTGAACCAGGCGTCCTAATTTTACGCAAGAGTTCTTCGGCTTCCGCAGCATCGTTTGATTCTAAAAATTCGGTAAGTTCTTCAAGAAGGAAACCGTGACGATCAGCAATAAGTTCTTGCTCGAACACGGTTTCAGCTTGACTGATTTCTTCTAATGCAGAGGTTAGCTTCTCATCTTCGTAGATTTTTTTTTTAGACTCAAGAACTTTCTTTGAGTTGCGTGCCGATTCTTTCTTGGCACGACCTAATGGCTCTTCCTCAGGTCCTGATGCAGCTTCAGACCCATTAAATAAATCATCAATTTCGCTGTCTCCGCTTGAATCCTCTTCCCCATCTCCCAAATCCATATCAGCACCATCTAAATCCATTTCACCACCATCATCCTTTCCCATATCGGAAAATTCACTGGCTTCGGCTTTTCCCTGAATGATTAGACTCTGCTGGGAAAGTGCTTCACGTGTGTCCTTAACTGCATCTAATAAAGTGGTTAGTGTTTCATTGGCGGCGGCATCAAATGCATCAGCTTTATCTGTACCGAACTGTTCACGGATGCGGTCAGTCAGTGGCATAACCTCCTCAACTGACATTTTTGCAACCTTTTCTGCCATGCTCTGGATATCGGCTTCCATTGACTGGATTGCAAGAGCAATCTCGGCTTGTTCTAAATCGCCTTCAAGCAGTAATGACATTCCCAATGCAGGATTATCACGCAATCTTTTTTCTTCTAGAAGAGATTGTCGCTTTTGAGCGAGACGCGTCATTTCCTTCAGTTTCGCTGCGGCAAGTGATTTCTTGTTCATAATTGACTCCTTGTGCCCTTATAAAATATTATGTTTAACCAAATTTGTTTGGAACAAGGCATTATGAGCAGCATACACAAAACGCTTTTTCTGTCCCTCAGTCAGGTTAAATTGTCTACAGTTATTTAGTAATTTATTGAATAATTTTCGATGTTTATCGCCGGAGGATCGTGCCTCCATTATAATATTAAGATCCGAAACGTCACCTAGCATATTAAGTGCTTCAACCATAGCCAAAGTATACTCATCATTTTTTGAATTTGCATAACGATGACCATAAGTTTCAACAGCATTCAATATATGAATAATATCTTTATCTCGTTCTGTGGCGACTGCATCAGCAGCTTCTAAGATTTTATTATAATATTTTTTATCATTAATTTTGTTAATCCAAGCCAATGCCAATGATGCTTCATTTACGTGACCGTTATTATAAAATTGTTTGTTTCCGGCTTGTAGATCATTTGGATCTGGTATTTCTCGTTGAGTAGGATTTGATGATCCCTTTTTCATATTCTTCCGTATTCCACTGCCAACAAATTTTGGTTTTTCTATAGTCATACCGGTTTCAAGACTTGGATCCAATCCCGTCTTCGTTTCTGGATTGTCGGCGTCGGACCTTGCACGTAATGCATCCATTGGATTAGATGATTCTGGTTCAGGTGTTATTGATCGTGGATCTCGATCGTCCGCATAATCATCTGGGTTTAAGTTTCTATGTACTGAATATCGAGCAACAACACCCGATTCGTCATCTTTCGAAACAACCTCAAATGATTTCTCTGTATCAATTGGTAAAGTTTCAGGTGATTCGTCCTTGACAAAAACAGCTGAATCATCTTTTGTATAATCAAACGAAAATGATTTCGGATTTGCTGGATTACGATCTGCTCGGTAATCCCGTGTATGATCTTCTCCATCAAAACATGTACCGGCATCTTCAAAATCTTTACCAATCTGTAATTCTGGAGAAATGTCTTCAGTAACGGAGCCATCTATAGTTTTTTCTGCTTTCTGTTGCTTCTTAGTGCGAACCTTTGCGTTCTTGCGTGCAGGAGCAATCTCATGTAGAAACAATCGGCAAGCCTCACATATCAAAATTGCTTTTGCATATTCAGGATGACTGATTGTCGTATTGAAAGATTCTGCTAAGGCAATTGTTCGCTTAACATTCTCGTAATGTTCTAGAATTTGTTCCACTTCATCTTTGGTTGATTCATGCAATCGCAAGTCAACACCAAAGCGTTTACGCAGAAGGTTTAAAATTTTATTAAGATCTGTGCCAGATTCTAATTGATCAATAACCATTTGTTCAAGCCCTTTTAGTATACTAATATACTATTTATGCCTGACTAGTTGTACGATTTCAATTTTTATCTAAGTAGGCGCAGAGCGTTGTTTGAAGCCTCAATGATCTGTTTTTTAGTAAGAAATGCCTTCTCTTGATAATCTTCGGCTCGGGCCTTATAAATGCCTGACTGGCTCAGGTGACCTTCTTCGCGTAGTTTAATGCGTTTTTTCATTGCTCGATATAAATCATCACGCAATGCGACATATTTTGCTTCAAGCTGGATGATATGTTGTGGAGATGTTTGGTTTAAAGGAATACCTTTGTTTAGTAGTCGAACAAGACCGCGAGCGGCTTCATAAATATACAACCCCTCAACTATTACTTGGTTGTTCAAATTATTGATAATATCATATGTCTTAATATTTTTCTTTGAATATGATGGCCTTTCAACTATTTTAATCTTCCAATTTCCGATACTAATACTATCATCGCTGTGATTAGTATTGAGTGCTTCCCGTATTTCAGGGTCATTGCTTTCTTGTAATGACTGTGCAGATTTTTCTGCTGTATCGGTAAAGCCTTCAGTAATGGCCAAAAATTTAGCCATTTGTGGATCTCTAGCCGATGATAACGCTGGAGGGGCTATCTTACCATCGGTATTTGGTGTTTCCGTGAATGGTATTTCTGGATCCGAATGAACTGATCCGTCAAATCCTGAATCCAAGATAGCACGTAGTCTCTTCATTTCATTCTTTTCTTCAGTGGAAACCATCATTCCCTCCAGGCTGGTTGAATTTTATTAACTGTATAATATACTATACTATCATCATTGGAAAATCTATTTAAAACTCCACGTGATACGAGATTGCGAGCCAATTCTTGCTCTCTTTCTGACAGTTTTTCCTTATCAAATTCTTTGGATTCGTCAATCTTATCAACGAGCTTGGATTCCTCGTTGTTGATTGGCATTCGTAATCCACCAAGGACTTCTATCCAACGCATTATTTGGTTGCGGCTGTTTTGCCACGCTTCAATCGGTGAGTTGGGTGGGTTTTATTAGAATATTTTTTATCACTAACAATTGTATTAACTTCAAACAGTGACTTGCGGAAACCTGAACCAGAAGCATTTGATCCTTCACGGAGCGTTTTGTTTGCATTACGCCTTGTTACTCGACCTTCCTTGAGGTACTGCGCACCCATTGCACGGATCTGCGCAACAACTTCTTCAGCGTGGTGTAAAACATCCTTGAAATCTGCAATCTTCAAGTTTGGTGCAGAAGACAATAAACTGTCTAAATTGCTTTCCATTTCTGAACGAACGTCACCAACCATATCAGATCCCATTCCCATATCCATTCTTGAATCTGGCATCATTGGTTCTGGTTCTACTGATGGTAGATCATCCATTGAAACCATGTCATCGTCCATATCAGGACCCATGTCATCTCCTGGCATATCGTCGAGCTCTGGTGCCATATCATCCATTTCTGGATCAAATGGTTCTTCAACTGGTTCATCTCCCAATTCGCCAGGCATTCCGCTATCGCCCATTGGGTCGATTACCGGATCATCATCGAAGTCATCAATTCCATCAAACTCATCTTCGTTAACGGCTTCCTTGTCATCTTTTCCAGACTTCTTATCGGCCCAATCAGGAACACCATCACCATCTTCGTCAGGTTTTTTATCATCTTCTTCATCGATTTGTTTAACAATCGGAAGATTACTGTGGATTCCTGCTAGTTTCTGTAGACGACCAACACTTGCGAAGCCAAGAACCTGCTCATCTAATTTATTATCTTTTGTCATATCATTCGTCTCCCGAATTAAATTCTTTGCGGTGCTTTCCACCACGTCTATCTTGTTTAGTATATTTAGCTGCGGTGTGTGGACCAGAACCCGTTTGTTGTATACCAGCGAGCCCTGTTCGATGTCTTTTGACAATTTTTTTCTTGGTTTTGTTTTCTTCTTCTTTTGAATCTCTAACTATATGGCTTGCTGTAAGCATTTTGTTTAATCCACGCCCAATTTTGTATGCTGATTCTCGGTCACCGAGTTTTAACTGGTAGTTTCCTGTACCATCATCCATATAATCAATTTCGTTTTCATCCAAATAATCTGAAATCCTTTTAGTCAACTCTTGTGGTACTATTGCAGCATAAGTGAAACCAGCAGATTCCAGCATGTCTCGATCTAACAAGTTAGTTTCCCTCATTTCTACAAATTTTATAGTCGGATTAATACTATGTACTATATCTTGTACTTGTTTCGCATCATCGATATCTAATGCATTTGCGAGTGCCATATACGAAGAATCTGTTGTTTTCGCTGCTATTTGTTGGGCTGATTCGATATCCGAATTATCAAGCTCGTCATCTTTTTTACCGGTAATTGCACCAGCTAGGCTCCGTTCAATTGAATTTTGATAGTCTCGCAAAACCTCAGTTAGAGTTTTTTCAGTCATTACTTACCTGCCTGTTTATTAAGTCTTTGAACTCTAATTGAAGCTGGATTTCTCTTTTTTGTCTTTAAGGCCTTACGGGACATACGCTTTCCCTTAGCAGCTTTTGTTTTTTTCAACGTCATACGCTTTTTAGGATCAGGTGCGCGTCCACATGCGGCGGCGGATGCAACAATACGACCTTGTTTTGGGCCAGCAGTACACCTGAATTTACGAACAACCTTCTTACCAGATCTCGCCCAAATACGTTTTACTGATTCCCCAAGTTCTTTCTCGAAATCATCATCTTCAAATAATTCGTCAAGTGTCATTTTATTGCCCTTCTGTGTTTAACCCTAGTTAGTTGTATTTATTACTTTATGCCTGATAATCTTCTAAGTTTAACAAGTGCATTCTCATGAACGTTTCTATTTGAATTGAGTGCCTCGTATTCATCATGACTCAAATACATATCACTATCCGAATCATAATATTTTCCTTCCTTCGGGTCATAATAAACAACCTTCCCACTTCTAGTTCCGAATGGTCCTTCTAAGCCGGCGCGTTCTTGATATCTTTCTGTATTAATTCCCGGAACTACATGATAACCCTCATCAACCATTCCCATATATTTTTTTAACTTGGGAGCAAGAATTTTCTCACCATAGTTGTAAAGATCTTTGTACATGTCATGGAATGCATTTTCATCTTCTGCTCGGGATTTTAAACCGCCAACTAACGCATCAAGTAGATGTTCCATATTATATTCATAATCTTCTGGATCTTTAGAATGCCCTTCTAGGTCAACATTATCAATTTCATACTTTAAAGCTTCAGCCATCTTTTCGAATTCTTCTTCATTGTCACCCCAATAAGCATCAGCGGCTTTGGAGTCAAAATCATCAGGGTAGGCCTCACCAAGTTGACCTAATTCAACGTGGACATCGTTATATCCTTTACGTTTTAAAGCGCGAGCAAATCGTCTGGCTTCACGTTCAGTTTCAAAATTATCATTACCGATGTCTTTCTTATCTGGAGAAACATAAGTAACTTTCCATGCACCGCGGCCATCTGGTCCTAATTGAGTATCTTCATTGGTTGATTCAAGTGGAATTTCTTGATCTGCAAATGATTTTTTAGCAAGCCTAGTAAACATACCACGCATATTGGTCGCATCATCTATACTATCCACATCAAAACGCGCTTCCGTCGACCTGGCGAAATTCTTCAGGATCCCGCGTTTAAGCTCTTCGATATCATATTCTTTCAAATTAAATCCTGTTTCAAGCAAAGATTCAATTGCTTCTCGAATAAGTTTATTTCTAAAGTTTTTAGTTGTTAACATTCCCTAAATCCCTTCAATTTGTCATGGTGACATTATGCCACAGTATATTATATTTATTTAGCAGATTCTGAAGTTCTAGATACAAGAATGGCGGGGACAAGCCCCGCCATTAAATGTTAAACAATTACTCTAAATATTATAGAGTTGCGTTACGAACGATTGCAACGTTGTTGTTTGTTGTTGGTGTACGGAATACGAATACACCGTTTGCAGAGTCAAGTGCTTCTGCTAGTAGGTCTGCATCCCATGCTTCTGTATGCTCGATTGCAAACTTGAATACATAAACTGTATCATTTGTATCACCATCGTCGGCAACTGCTGGAAGGTCAGTGATACCGGCAACCGCTTCACGAGAAACAGCAACGTTGGAAAGAATTACTGGCTGAGCACGCTGTGAAATTGTTTCGATTAGGAGGTCTAGGGCAGCCTGTGTGGTTGCGTCGCCCTGTGTTACTTCACCAGATACTGGCGTTCCTTCATCCTGGCCATCTGTTAGGATTGGCTCAAGTGTGCGAACTGTGAAGAAGTCTAGATTACCAGTAAGAGCTTCTACTCCTGTCTGGCTAAAACCGTTTACTTTAGTTACCATTTTATTTGTCTCCAATAAATGTGTTAATATGGCCTCAAATATTTTGAGTCCGTGTAATATTATTTATACAAGAAGTATATTTTGTTGCACCTTATCTCTTAATTATGGTAGGCTTTTTCCGGTTTTTCTTTTCTTTTTTGTGATAAATGCTTGCTTTTGGGTCTCCGCCGAATCCCGCACCCAAAGATCCAGGTACAGACGCGATACCACCAGCACTTGATCCACCGGAAGTAGCTGTTTCTTCTACATGGTTAAAGCTTTCTTCTGTTGTATTGGATTTTAGCTTGCTGGCAAAGAAACTGTTTAATGCTTTCATGTATGGTCCGTTAAGTTTATACCATGCACTATCTAAATAATCAGCTTCTCCGGTAACTTCACCTTCACCACTTCCCCAGCATTGACTACATTCGCCTTGATCAACTCCGCTACCATCACAGTATTCACACGTTTCTCCTTCATCATCCATACCTTGACCATGACAGTCAGGACAGTCTTCTTCGTAGTGTCCATTACCGCCGCATTCATCACAATCTGATTGACTTGGTTTCCATTCATTATAAATTTCTAAAGCATCTGAACCACCGGATAAGGATGAAATATTATATTGATTGGCGAATTCAATGAGCATTTGATGCAATTCTGTATCACTTTCATCTTTCCGACCACCCGGCCCATCACCACCAGCATAACCATTATCGAAATATTGCGCATGGCCACCATTCTCAACTTGTTGGTTGTGCTTTCCTGCAAGAACTGCAAATGCAGCCAATGGACCATAAGTAACATGGGTATGTTCAATCATATCTCTATAACCTTGCATTTTATCATTATTTTGCCAATCATCATATGCGACATTCAAAATTGCTTGATGTACGTCACCATTTTTATAATCATCGTCATTAACGATCTTCTGGCGTAGAGCATCTGTGAAATCATTATCAGCTTCCATCACAATACGACTCTCATTCAACTTTTTCTTTGGTGTCGTATTATTATAACCATCATTAATATGATCCAACAATTTACGCATCTCTCTCTTTATTTGGTTGACCATGATCTCTGTTTCCTTATATTTGGATTTTGAACTAATTTATATCCAGCATATGCGCCACCTGCGGCACCTAATGCCCCAACAGCCAATGTTTTCCAAAAATTACTACCATTTTTCTTTGGCTGTTCTTCTTCTGGATTATTGGCTCCTTTTATCTCATATTTATTACTCTTAGCCACTTTTTCTAATACCGGTAGAAGTTCACTCATAATTGCATTTTTTCGTAATGCCATAAGCAACCTAGTCATTGTTAAACGCTTACGCTCTTCTGTCTGTTCAGACCAATCACTTGCTAATATTCGCATCGAGCGATAATTTGAATTGGATATTCTTAATTTGCTTTGTAGTGTGTATAATAAACGTCTCGAAAAACCAGTATCCCGTTTATTTTTATGAATATCGTTAAAATATTTTTTAATTTGTGGAAGCGGTAAATTCAATCCTTGGAAAAAAACATCATTCGATGAATCATTTTTTAATTGCTTACGGGCTTCCTCGCTATTCTTACCCATCAATACATGCATTAGTACATATAAATCAGTAGATGCGGTTATTAGCCTATCAAAATTATTATATGTAATGGTCTTTCGAGCATAATTACTTGCAAATCTAGTTGTTGAAAACTCCTGTGATAAAATTTCCATAGCAATAAAATATAGAAATGTTAGATTAGCAATGTCCTGTGCATCATATTTTGATAAAGCCGATCGACTCCTTATTAATCTACTTTCCAACAAATCATTAAACAGTTCAAAGGTCATATTATTTCTCCACGTATAACTTCTTATTGTTAATATACCTTGCTCCGGCATATCCAAATGCCCAAAGCTTTCTAGCTGTTCCCTGTTCATACGCATTATTTTTCATAGGACCAGATATTTGCCGTAAGTAGTTCTTTAAACCATCTTCAATTTCTTTCCCAGCACTTTTTCCATCCGCGGGGCCAGCCTTAACCATAGCCTTCATTATCTCTTTACTCAACAAACTGTACTTTTCTTTGTTATCTTTATACATTCCCAAAAGTATATGGGCAAACTCGATAAATTTTCGATTCTTTTCGTCATTTATCAAAGTACCATTTAATTCTTCCTCGGGGTTTTTGGCATCCTTGTTATTAAGTTTATTCAATTTTTGCAATAATTCCATTTTGGAATCTGGTAGGAGGCGGTTCTGAACCCATTCAGGGTTCTTACTGGTCCCTTTACCATATTTTAGAAGTGCTGAGATTAAATCTTTTCGAAACTCTTCAGTATCTACTTTCTCTTCACCTGCACCGTCAGTACCATCATCATTACCGATTCCCAAATAATCTTTGCCAGTATCAATGGCCCAGTTTGCAAAATCGTCAGCTACTGACTTCAAGTTGAAAGACGCGCCGGCTTCGGTTAATAACACAACAAATTCTAATAGCATGAATCTATCAGCTGAAGTTGGTATACGCATTGAATCAAGTATATTGCGTAAATCGTCTGGGTCTTCGGTGTCGTTAGTGTCTTTCGCGACGTTAGGGTCTTTCGTGTCTTTCGTGTCTTTCGGTTGATTCCCCAATCCCGTTGCATCCAAATGGTTTTTAATTTTCCCTAATCCTTCTCGTGCATCAAGTTTAGCTTGACTGAAGAAGTCTCTAATTTCTGTTACTTCAAGCCCCAAGCCAAAAAGATACAATGCCAGATTACCAACAGTTTTTGTTTTTGTACCATTACGTTTGCGATCTGCATCAGGCCATTTATTATTATCTTTTTTATTACTCGACCATGTATTCCACGTATAACCAAACGCATCAACCATATTATCATAAGAATCCACATCTTGCACTTGTTGAGATCCTTTAGCAGATTTTTTAGCATTTCCGCTATCAACCCTGGCTTGTCCTATACGCTTAGAAGCTTTGCGTTTGGCAGAACCCATAGCTCTACCAATAATACCTTTCTCATCTAAACGATGGGGCATATTATCTAAAATGTCGCGCATATAATTAGCTGAAGACATATTTATTTCTCCAAATACCTTTTCAACCAATCAGCAGCATCGTATAATTTATTTCGATTTGCTAGAGAATGCAAATCCCACAATTGATCACGTAATGACCGTTGGTCTGGCATAGTAACGCCGGGATTTTCGATTAACGAAATTCTTTTTTCATTAGCCAAATCGTTGATTATCGATCTCATAATGGATACGTTAGACATAATTACTCCTTAGATTCCTTTAACTGGCGAATCTTTCGTTGGAATTTCCGAGGATCTTCCCCTTTGATTGAATTAACCAGCCGACGCTTTAGTTCATCTGCTTCTTCCGGGTTAAAGGTTTCATTAATTTGACGCAATACATTTATTGCAGCGACAATTGCGTTGTTGGCTTTTGATTCAATAAAAAGATATCTATTATTATCTTTTTCAATCTTATCAAGTTCTTCAATAATGTTTTTCATTATTTTCCTCGCGTTCGTCTTGTTCAATCTCTTCTTTTGTATGTGCTTCTAGAATCTCACGCATTTTTTGTGCTGCTAGAGTATAACCATATTCCACGCCTTCAGAGAATGTTCCCTCCCTATCTTCAGTATCGGAATACATTTCCCAATCGTCGATAATTTTTTCTATACTTTCAGCCAATACCTTTTCTTTTTTATCACTTATATCCTCAATGACTGAATCATACATATAACGATTACGTTGCATACTTTCAGTTAATTGTTCTGGGGTATCGTCATTGGTAACATCTTTCAATATTGACGCTAAACATTCACCTACTTCGTATACTGCTTGGTAATCTTGTTCAGCCATTTTATTACGTAAATTTTCGCATGATTCGAGAACAATTTCTGCAGACGTTCGGTCACCCAACATGCTGCTTATACGGTCAATGTTCATTTCAAGTAACGTTTCACTCATATTGAATGTGTCTAGAGCAAATTTTGGAATATATTGTTCTTCGGATTCTTCACTAAGACTTGGTCGTTCGACGCCATAGGCGGCGGCGATGAAGTCCTTCATTTGATCTAAATGGTGTAAATTACTCACACTAATACTCCTAAATACAATTCTATCAACTATTTAGCTTAGGTGTAAATTGTAATTAACCATCATTGCGTATGTTGCTAATAATGCTCCGAAGATTTTTACCTTTATCAGCAATTTGTTGTTTGGCTTTCTCGGTTTGATCATTTTCATCAATGTCGTCTTGCACCGCATCGACAGCCTTAATTGTAGTTTTGCGATTTAAAGTGGTACCAATATCAGTAATTGTTTGTCTGGTTTGTGTTGCAGTATCTTCATCCAAATCACTAAGCCGTAATGAATTGGTGGAGAACGCGAGATTCAATCGTTTACCGACGCCGGCTGATGATCGAGTTTTAATAAACTGTACCCGATATTCACCACGTTCTTTCAAACTTTCAGAAGTATAAATCGTCATAACATTATCAGCGGTGTTAATCTTTGAGACGCCACCAGCGATGTGGTACATTTCGTGATCCTGTTCTTCCATTGCTGCTCTGTTTAACTGTGATGCCGTAATGCAAATAGCATTTAGTTCAGCAGCTAGTGAACGCAATTCTTCCGAAACATACTTATCTTTAATGAACAAATCTGATGGGCTTACCCGTTTATTATTTGGACTCATCAAATCCAAGTAATCAGGAACAATTACATCAATTTTGTTACCTGTTTGTATTTCATATTCCTTCAAATAACTTTTAAGATCGTTTGTACAGGAACCTGCACCCATGTATTTGACGTGTAACTCACCATATGAATTCTTTCTTTTTTGTTGCATGATGGTAAGAGATACATCATCGGTTTTTCGCATAACATCTTTGGTTGATACACCAGCCATCATTGCCATAAGCCGCTGGGCAACTAATTCTTCACTCAATTCATATGTGAAATAAACAACATTTAATCCTTGTTCAATCATATTGATTGCTAAGTTTTGTAGGAAAATTGACTTACCGGTACCTGGAGCACCTGCAAAGATTTCTAATTCTCCTCGATTAAATCCACCATAGATAATAGTATCCATAGTTTTCCAACCTGTACCCACTTGACCATTATTGTCTTTTAATCTTTGGATTACCGATGCTGGGTTATCAAACATATTAACGCCAAGTTCTTTATTCAGGCTAATAAGGATTGCATCTTTAATTCTTTTCTCAAGTTTAGCATAGTCGCCCTTATCAATCATTTCAGGGCCTGATTCTACAGCATATTCCAATGCCTTATACTTGCAGAAATTTTCAATCTCTTTTAGAAACCATTCTCCGGTTCCCCTATCGATATCCGGAAAGGTCTCAACTTCTAAACCAGTCTCGGACGAAATTATTCTTTCATCAGGTAATGCATTATGCTCGTCAGCATATGTGATAATAAACTTTACGGTCTTTTGGAATTTCTTATCAAAGTAATACGGTTTGATAATTGACCTAACACGAATGAATAATTCCTCGCTACTCGATAAAAGACTCAATAAAATTTTCTGTGTGTCTTCGCCGTAATTCACTACTTATAAACCTCCAACTGTTTATTATTTAATATTATCTGAATCTGTTACTAATTTCAATGCAGATTGATATTGCATATACAAATCGTTGACGAATTCATTATTTTCTCGAATTTCTTTTTCTTGGTTCATTTGTTCTTCAAGCCTATCTAAACGTCTCACCAGTTCATTTAGTCTATCATCTATTTCTAGATTGCGAGTTTCAACGTTTTGATCTAGATATTTTGCAATGTTATCATAAACAGGCTGTCCGCCATTTGAAGTTGTATTATAAACCGTTGAATAAGGCATATATTCAATTTCAGTTGCTTTTATCTCAAAATTAATTTGCATTGTCATACCACCTTTTCCTTCTTACATTAATAGCTATTTTACTAGTCTCTATATTATCAATTATTGACTTGATAACAAACAATCTACCATATTCTTCCACAGCTTTTGCAGGATCCCCGATGCCTTCTTCCCAATATGGAAAAGACACGGCCCAACGTTCTTCAATAGCTGCATCAATCAAAGATTGTCCACCTTTATCTTTATCAGCTATGACAACTGGTATCAATCCGGATTCATTAATCCATTGTCGTTGTATTTTAGATAGAGTTGATCCCAATGCCGATACACCATCAACTGCATATGCGTCAAAAATGCCTTCAACTACTAATACATATTTCCTATCATGTTTTTCCAATACTTGATTATTAAACAGGAAATTTGTAGGAATATCACCATAATATCTATTCTTACCGGTACCAAATAAACGTGCGTTATAACCAACAATATCACCTTTATAGGTGAATGGTACAATTACTCTCTCATTCATTTGGTTCCTTCGACCGGGAGACCAATAAAAATTATAATGTGTTAGTAAATGAGGGCCACGTTCTTTGACATAGTTTATTGCATCAATGCACTTTTCCGGAATTATCTCTTCTTTCAACCATTCATTAAATGATTTTGTTCCTTTGGGTAAGCTTTTCACATCAAAATTTAGTTCAAGCTTCTGATAACGTTCAGCTAATGAATTATCATCGAGCTTCTCTAATTCTTCCATTCTCCAAGCTTCGAAATCCATTTTACGTATAAGCTCATATGGGATACCCAATTGCTTAAATACAAACTTCATCTTCGCAGAAAAACGATTTCCTGGTTCCCAACGGGCTTTGGTCTTACAATTGAAACAATGATATACAATACCACCATCAGGTGAAAACAATATCCCACCTCGACTCCGGGTATCTTCTCTAGACTCACCCGCTGCGATGCAGGCTGGACAGTCAAATGAAATCCAACCCGCGGCGACTTGCCGTCTTTTTGAAGGTAAATGCCTTCGTACTTCATCAACTATATTCATATTCTTTTTATCTTTATATAATCAATTTCATCATATTCCCTTGATCCAATTTTTTCAAACTTGGCAAGCATAAACTCTAACTTAAATAATACAGCATCCGATTCTATGAGTCTATATCCGATCATTGGGTGCGAACCAGTCATTGACAGACGTGTATCTAAATGATCCAATGTTATAAATCTAATTTTGGGGATGTTATAATTAATCCCATTATTTTCTGCCCAAAGTTTGACATTTTCGTCAAGCGAAATCGCCCCAAGTGTATTATCCTTATACATTTTGAGACGGTCAGTTGTTTCAAAATATGCAAACATATAGTTTTCCATACTTTAATTTAACATAATACTTGATAATTATCAATTTATAGTTTAAGAAGGACCTTATCTACTGTACCGGTATTTAGAGTAGCATCAACACGACAAAAACGCACCCATGTAACATTGGCTTCAAAATTATACGCCTGAATACCTGAAACATTCTCAAAAACTGCTTCAAAGGTATTAGGTGTAATGGAAATATCAAACCACTGTGCGTTATCAGATGGCGCAGTGCTTTCCAGTGATCCCTGAATCTTAATTGTACCGGAATAGTCAGTTAGGTAAATAGCCGCTGTGTGTAGGCCCCACTCATCGCCTATTGATGCATCACCCAGCTCTGGTGCGCTATAATACGTTGTAATCAAAGTATCAGCATTGGTGGAGGCCAACCAATCAGTCATTGGGTCACCAAAATCCATAGACATAACATTTGGAGGGAGCATATCACCGATAATTTCAAAATATCCCCTGGCCGTCATTGTTTGATCAGTATAAAGAACATTTTGCGTACCATCTTCATTCTCTAACAGAACAACATAGTCATACCAACCATCATCCAAACTATTAACATCAGTTGGTGTCAACTGTAATTGTAGTTTTCCTTTTAGATCATTAATCACTTCCAAATCCTTGGTAAGAACTTCGAAACGATTCTCATGATCAAGGATTGTTATGATTGCATTTTTACCAATTGCACTAACTGGTTTGCGATCAACGTCTTTAATCTCAAAATCGATATTAGTCGTTGATCCTTTGTATACACGAAAATCCGCTTCACCAAATGGCATATTATAATTCTCCACTCCATGGTTGCCCAGTGTCAGCTGAACTTTCCATGGATAAACATATAGTTTCACTTTTGCTCTGGGCATGATTATCCACCTTTATTAGCTTATTTAGCTCAAAGTCGTGCTAACATTTTCTTCATGGTGTCGATTTCTGGGTTAGCGAGTTTCTGTCCAGCAAAATTAGTAGGATTGATTCGTTTGTTTTTTGCCCATTTTTTATGATAATCAATCAATTCTCCCGAATAACCTAATAAGTTATCAGCAAAAGAAAGTATCAATGTATTTGGATTCATATGTGGCCTAGCTTCAAATACAATATCATATGCTTCTTCTATTGTTGCGCCATGCTGTAATAATACCATTAAAGCTGTGGCTGTGCTTCTTGCTATTCCTGCCGAGCAATGAATCATAACTTTATCATACTCTACGAAACCCTTGGAGAATTCTAAAACCTCTTCAAACATTTCAATTGTTGGTAGCACATACCAATCTTCCATATTCTCAGATATATCATGACACACAGTTACATGATATTTTTCTGTTGGTGTTACTTCTGCATCAGGATTAACGATACCAATCGCTTTCGTACATTGATTCATAAAATATCCTGATTCGTATAAACCGCATATTTTTAATTTAAACATACATTCTACCTCATTAATTAACTACTCACTTATTTAACCGATAACATTTCACGTAGGTGATTCTCTAAATATTTTGAATAATGGGCCATGCTGTGATCAGTTATTTTTTCAGTAACCAGTTTACGAACGATGATAGCAGTGGTCGCTATAACTGTTCTCACCCATAGCTTCGTTACGGACAATATAATCTTCATTACTTTTTGATATATTTTACTACCCTTTCCGTCATCATGGTATTCAAATGCTTCATTATAATCAATAACATGTCGTTGACCAGTGTGAACAAAACCCATAAACCTCGGTGGGATGTGTGGTACTATATCATTGTCATTTGTAAATCGATGATGTACATTTTCTGCATCAAACCCAGTTGCAAATTGTTTATTACCACATCGAGGTGACCCAAATGTATATACAATTGTTTCTTTTAACCATCTCGATGCTGCTAGAGTTGCCAGGGCGGCCCCCAATGAATGCCCAGTAAATAGGAATTTTCTTTTTCCATTATCTATAATATTGAGTAATATTTCCATATCATTCCATACTTCATCCAACGAATCCTTGAATCCACCATGAACAAGCCCATGGGTACGCGACTGCTCTTTGAAAAAACGCAAATCAGTTACAATATCACCAATTTGATCTGGTTGGGTTCCACGGAAGAAGCAGATAATATGATCATCATCCCACGCAATATGTGCCTCGGTGTCATCTACATAAAACAACTCAATTTTAAATCCATGTTTAATACATTCATCTTTAATTCGAGTCACATCTTCAACATACGCCAATCTAGCGAATTCAGCACACCACCAAGCAGTTATAGATGAATACTCCTTTTCTGCTTTCAATGGGAATTCTTTTGAAAGTGTAAAAAATTCAAAACCATCCCCTTGATTGGTATGAAGTTGTCTCAGGTCATTGAGGTTATTTAAAACTAGTCGATCCATTGTTAAGTCTCCGAATGTAATACATTATAACTATTATATTTATTTCAAAGTCTTAATTTTTGTACTGCTAAATATTAGAAGATCGGGGATCACTAACAATATCGGGTTACCAATGGAAGAAAATTTAGAAAATATCAATCCAGCTTATATTCGTATACGTGAAAAATTTCCATTCATGACGTATGGACAATATTTAGATAAAGATTATGTGGGAATAGTTCAGAATTGTGATAACCAAATTATCAGTATCTATTGCTGGAATCAAATTATCAATGACGACGACAAAAATAAATTTTTAGAGCTGGGTGATCATTGGTGGTGGGAAAGCAATCGCACAATACCAATCAACATTTTTATTAAAAGAGATTTTGAGCCGTTTAGACCCATTTTAAAAACATTTAATCGCAAAGATTTTACAATTGTTTTTGGTCCGATTATTTCTTTACAAGATATTATGTCAAAGAGGATTAAGAAAAGAACAATTTCACTTGTTCGTAAAATGGACTAAGATAATTCAAACGGGCTTTTACCTTTACCAAATGTCAAAATAAATAATACCGCATCATCTTTTTCTTCAAACCATATACGCCAAGTTCCAATTCGAAGAATATCATGACTAAACATTTTAGGATTGGCGGCCATGGTGGCCGGTATGAAAAAACGCCCTTTACAATTATCATTAACCCATTGTATCAATTCAGTTGCGTTAAAACCAGTGTTGCCATTAATCCATACAAATGGTTTCCGTTTATCTTCGTTCTTATGGTTCCATTGTTCTTGTTCAAAGGTATCAAGGTTAATCATTCGTATCATGGCGGGCATCTCCCCACGTAAGAACAAATTCTACCTGTTCATCATAATCTTCAAATGTTATTGCAATGCTAGTGGATATTATATTCATAGGGGTAGATAATACTGAACAATTAGAAACATAATGAAAATCAACAATTTCAATTTTAGAGATTGAAGATGCCCCAGTGTTTTTACACATTATATGAACTGACTTATCTTTTGAATCTTGTATAACGGTTCTTAAATTTTCTGTTATCATAAATTCGTTAAGTATATAAGTTTTATCACATGTCAAATTAAACCATGTTGCCAACATTTCTTCATTTTTGTGTATTGGAAGTAATACTACATTATCAGGATAAGTGACAGCCCACATTGTATCATAATGGTTTATATCACATTGCGAAGCCGTTGTTCCATCATCTTTGAATTCGATCGCGTTTCCCACTATTTCCCAAGATACATAGCTCATATCTTCTTCAAGCCATGATCTTAGCAAACTCATATTGGTATTTTTTAGTATTGGTTTAATTATTTTGGTCATTAATGAGCCATCCTGAATAATATGGCGTCCTCTTCTAATTCAAACACCATAATGTTCAAACAACCTGATTTAAATTGTCGGTCTCTATAAAATTTACCGCTACAATTCTCACCACACCAACGCAATTCATTATGCGCTATCACCTGATCGACAATCACTTGATAAGAATAAGCCTTATTTTTATCACTTGAAATATATCCCCTATCAAGGTCATGATCCCATTTATCTTCACATATTTTTTCAGTTTTTCTCCATTTGGATTTAATCAGAAGATCATGCTCAGTATCTTGATAAGGTTCTCGAAGTTTCAAGTATTTCATCGTATCATGCATTACGCTCTTATTTACAAAAAACAAAGCTTAAAGAGTGCGGCATCCTCCTCGTTCTTGAATTTATATCCAATTGTAACTGTAAAAAATCCCTGTTGTTGCCTGATATCCCGGTATGATCCAATTTCAAAGTTCTCTCTCAGAAATTGATAAACATCTGTTGAAGTAATCGTTATAATTGAGTTCAAAATTATTTCATGAGGAAATTCGTCATACCAAGTTTCCTCTATTTGAGTAGGAAGTTCACATTCGTCTTTTCTCCAGAAAAACAACCTCATAACTGCAACCTAAGTTTAACCGCGTCTTCCTCATTTTTAAAGGCGATTACTACAGCTACAGTAGATGGCCCAGTATGCCATTGTCCATTCGCTTCATGGTAAAGATTATATAAAATCATATAGTCTTTTGGTTTAACGTCGTATAGCAAATCTGTTATCTTCCAGGATACTCCTTGCATTTTTTCAGGTATCGGCACGAAATGCTTAAATTCATCCATGTTATATGTTTGCATCACTGAAATCCAATTTTAATTTAAACAATATCTCATCTTCTTATATACGTAAGATTGCATTAATATAATTTATTGGGAGGCGTAAGTCAACCTTTATCCCCAAGTCAACTTAAACAAGATCGCGTCCTCTTCTTCAAAAAAGAATCCCCAAGAAGTGAGTTTGGCTAAATTACCGGAATCAAATAATGATGCATCACGGCGTCTATTCAAAGAACCATATTTATCAATGAACCATCGCTTCATCTCTGCTCGTTCTTCTTGCGTTTCATTTTTAATAACAACGATATGCATTTTACATCCAGGTCATTTTGAATCGTATTGCATCATCTTTAATTTCAAATCTAAACGACCCATAATTACCATAATATCGACCAAGACAATTATCCATCAACCATTCTTCAATAGCGTCGAAATTCTTATAGGGTGGACCGTCATTTAATTTAACAGGCCAAGGTAATACTTTGTTAACCATCCAATCAAAATCTAATGAATTAAGGAGCGTTATATTGGATTTATTTATTTTAGTAATTCTATTTGCGTGATTTTCGTTTCGTTCGCCAGTTAGAAATCGGTGAAGCTCTTCAAATGTTCGCCCATCGGTTGGTTCTAAGTGATCAAATAATTTCGGAGCCATCGTCTATCATTCCCCATCTAAGCCTAAACATAATTGCATCATTTTTATTTTCGAAAGCCATAACATTTACTACCGGAACCCAAGCTATATCCGAATTATCAGCTATTGGGTCAATTTTTTCTTGCCGGCATCGATGGAATAAACCTTCACAATTATCAACACACCAAAACAAATGATGTAATTTCATTTGCGGAACATCTAATTTAATTGGTAACACACCATCATCATTTATATCACAACAATCAGCATCTTGAACGAATTGTGGGCACCTCTCTACCTTATACCAGTCGTAAGATTTCCAGCTTGTCATCCAATCGCTTGTTCCGTTAATAAATTTAATTGCACCACAATCGCTATCGCGTAAGCAGTAGCGTGACTGCGCTTGAAGACATAACCATCGCCAGTGGCATCCCAAACTTCTTCTTCAATTTTTTCCCATGATTTCCCAACTAAATGCCGTTTTCCGGGTCGTTGTAATGCCAAAGTCATTGCTAGTTGTTCAACTGATTTCGGGTGCATTAATTGCAATAGACGGAAATTTTCCTCTCCGTTAACTTGGAATAGTTGGTTAGTGATATCTTGATAACGCAACATATCCCAAATTGGTTCTTGATCAATAAGTCTTAATAAATGATCTTCATCTTCGATTTGATCCAAACCATAAGCCCGGACATTAAGGAAATCAAACTTAAAATATCCACGTTCTTCTGCTTCTTGATATGGAATAGTGGATAACCCAGTTATTGGGTCCATTGGTATTTCCTGGAGATAAACCCCAACATTGTGTTTGACAAGCATATTTCCATCTAACCGGCTTGCAGTGATGTGAGGAATTAATTCCAAAACATTATCTCGACCGCCAAAATCAATGTCAATATCTGTTACCGTTTTTACCATCTTGCTGCGCTTTGTCGTTCTCTCTCTAATACTTTAATTCTATTTTCCATATTACGTATAGTTAACATAGCATTACGTAATTGATTTGTCAATTTCTTTATTTCTCGGTCGTGTTTTATTACTGTCTCTTGATGCTTTGGATTATCGGTACCAACAACAGTAACAGCTTCTTTGGCTTGAACAAATGGTAGAGGAATTGGATCGGGCTTAGCCGCCTCAATTTCCTCTTGAGTTCTTTTTTCTTGATATTGCATTTTTTTTAAGTTTGTCATAGCCCACTTTCCTTAGCCCAGTCTTTTATCATTATGACAGCTTCTGGGTCTTCTCTAAATTTACGTTGCCAACTCCTGGGATTGACCATTTTTGATACAATTCCCATTTGTTCATCGCTCATTTTATTTAACAACTCTTCGGCTGAAGGACAGTTTAACAGTAGCCAGGGGCTTAATCTTCCGGTGTTTATATAACGTATTGCATCACCTGTTTGTATTTGTCGGAAAAAGTCAGTCCATTCTTCATAATTTTCCATAGCCCATTGTTGCATGAGTAGAACATTTCTTGCAACTGCGCGTTCAGCTGATTCCCTAGAAGTTTGATGACGAACGAATTCCATATATACCTCGTCTCTATGCCATCGATCAACCTTAACAGTTCCTTTGATTAAAAAATCAATAAATGAGTCAATTTCAATGGCCCGAATATCAATACAATGCCTTCCAAATTTTGTAAATACTATGTAAAAAGTTGATTGCATAAAATCTTCGTACGTCTTCTCCTTTTTATATCCATTCATTTTATACCATCTCTGGAATGACATAAAACCAATTTTTACATATTGCTCATCTCGATTCATCCATCTGCGTTTCTTTTCACAAACATGAACCATTAATGTTCGTTCTTTCACAAACGATTTTTTACAAAATTCACAAGTGTATGACATGGTTTTTTACTGCAAAATTATTCGGATTCGTCATCTTCATCTCTAGATTTAATATAATCACGCATTTCTTTCACATATGTTTTTACTTTTGCTGCATCCATTGCGGAATCTTCACATATATCTTGAACATCTTTGGCCGACATATTATTTCGAACTAAATCAATTTCATCGCCATTTGCCAATGGGTATAATTTATGCAATAATTCATCTAGTTTCGGTGTGGTGCTCATCTTTCCTGGATTAATCCAAACATGTTGGCTATTTCGATTCGGAGAAAAGCTCGAACTATTCACAGTTCTTCCAATATAGGCCAGTAGTCTCCATGCCATATCTGGTTTACCAATAATTGACCAAAGACTCAAGTTAATCATTTCATTTACGAGTATCAAATAATCTTCAGTAACTGCATTATCAGATAATCGTTGTGGCCATGCACCCTTACCATCACCCTTTTTACGCCCTTGACTCTTTGCTTCATTCCAATCAACTTCACTGTCTGCATAGGAAGCCATATATTGCACAAGAATAAAAGGAGGAATCTTCTTTCTATCATCTTCCTCTAAACGGTTCCAATACTCTAAATCACCCCTGTCTAATGCAGCCAATGCTTCCATATATGGGTTTTTATTTGTATTTTTCACTGTTTTAGCCATGTAAATCTCCAATTACCACTATGTAGTATAAATATAAGTAATAAGTAATTCAATATTTCTTCCGAATGATGTTTTACCGAGCACCAAGTTGGAAGTAAAACTCGACCATCGGTATAAGATAAAACAGAACAATTTCTTAAACAAGTTTGAAGCGGGGTAATACCCCGCTTCATTCGTTTTTATACAATGTTATACAATGACTTTACCGATGTCTAAACTGTCTGATAACTTATTGATATCTTTAACAATATAAAAGCATTCCGGGCTTAATTTAGGCTCAGGTCCCTTCGTCATGGGCCATTGTTTCTTTTCACCTAGTGGTATTGGTAAAATATGACCAAACTTCAATTTTGGGAAATGCCATTTGATATCTGGGAAAATATCCAGTATAGCCAACTGTTGAAAATCGGGCATATATGATGATATTGGATTAAAAGTAAATACATCAAAATCCCGGTCATTAATTTTAATAATCTCTAAGATTTCCAAATCACCTAAATGTTTATCCCCAATTATAAGAGACCAATCAAGAGGAACTTGTACTTGATACGGCCCAATTTGTAAAAGGGCTGCGGGTGACCTAAACGTATCCATAAATAGCATTGGGACGAAATAAAAATCAACATCAGCAGCATTAGAATAATCAAGCACGCAATAGTTCAATTCGTTAACTTCTTCAGGTAAGTTGTTCATTTCATAAACATCATTTTCGTTTGTTAGAATTCTCATTATTATTTTTTACCCTTTGTATCAAATAAGTCCGGATTAACATTTACAAAATACCTAATGTTATCACCGAGGTTAATATAAAGCTCTGCATCAAAATCAAGTGGTGGGTAGGTCCCATCCATATCTTCAGTAATATAATAATCATTATATCGAGCAGGCAGGTGGTTTGGATTGACCGTACTGAAATCAAAAACCATATTATGAGATAAACAATTTACTAGGATTCTAGTGAATTGATACCAAGGACGATTTTGCATCCTATCCAATTGACCACACTCGTCAAGATAATTTTTTGTTAGGCGGAAGTTTTCTTTTAAATATCCCCTTGCTGCGGTAACAATTGCAATGTCTCTAATATGTTCTTCATAATCAGAATATTGATCCAAAAACATTGTTTTAAAATTTTTCGATCCGGTGCTCATCCCAACAGTAACATCTCCTCGATCAGGTATATCTTGTAGTGCTGATAAAGAAAACAAAGAATACCACAGTACCAAATAATTTGTATATAAATGGTCCACTAATCTTGCGTTCGATGGGTCTTCAATATATTTTTCTGTCATATTTTAACTTTGGTTACACGAAAAGGGTACCCAGCATCTTTATAAAAACGTTTTCTAGCTGTTAAATGTCTCTTACTGAATTTACAACTAGATGTTATATCATAAATTTGAACATAATCCTTATCTTTTGCTTTACGTAGTCCGCGACCAATGCTTTGAATAACCCGGACAAAGGATTTGCCAGGCTCAAACAAGAACAAATTAAAGATACGCGGTATGTTAATTCCAACGGCTGCAACTCCATAAGTTGCAATGATTACTTTACCATCTTCCAACGATACTGCATCATACTCGTCTTTTCGATCAACGCTTTTGACTTTGCCTGATATAAACACTGAATCTGGAATTGCTGCTTGTAACGCTTCACCCGTCGCTATCTTATTTACAAGAATTAAAGAATTGCCATCTTTAGAAATATTTTCAACAAATTTTGAGACCCAATCTAAACGGTTGGGGTTTTCTGATAAGAATTTTTGCTCTGAATGATAATCACCAAATACTTGCTGATCTTGAAGTTGACAAATCTCAACATGACAGTTTGAAAGAACACCCATGTCTTGAAGATCTTTTGCTGCTAGGCTTCCAACGACTGGGCCAATACTTGAAAGAATTGAAAGGAATTCGTGATCTTCTTTTGGAATGGTCCCGGTTAACCCCCAACGAATTGGACAATCCTTGAATGCAGATGTTAGAAGACCTTTTAGAACATCAGCCTTTGCCATGTGACAATTTGAAACAACTGCTCCTTCAACAATATAATTATGATCATTTTCGATTTCTAAATTATATACGGTTTCTGGTTTTTCAATAATTTTTGTAGAAACTAATTTCATCTAATATTACCAATTTTAGTTAATGTTTTTTCATCAAACAACGAAAAATTAATTTTTGTTTTATCTATTTTTTGAAGATAATCTTCATCAGCTATTATCATTTCATAATTATTATTATAACACCATTCTTTTAATGCTTCTATTTTCTCATAGCAATTTTGTAATTGTGATTTTGGTTTTACTTCGATTGCCTTTTTAGTAGAATGATTTACAAAATCAACTATATAAATTCGCTCAACACCATTTATATTGTATGGTATTCGAAGAGTTTCATATTCTGCCGCCTGATCACTAGCATGATAAAGTGCTTCCCATGAGCTTCTATATTTATTACCATCATAATGCGAATCCCAATGAGTATTTCTATTATTACTATTAGGTGTAAATTCACCATTTTTGATTTTATTTTTCATTAGTTCGCTTCGATAACTCTTATCAAATTCTGACATTTTCTTACCATACATTCCATTATGTTTTCCTGAATTAGCTTTACTTATTTTTTCTCTGGTTTGTTTGGTACATGGAAATGAATATGGATAATTACCTTGAGTATCTTTGTTCCAAGGTATGCCAGTGTTAAGATTTTTCTTTATTAAATCACCATGCTTTTCTTGACATTTCTTACCACCAACAGATGCTGATTTAGATTTTGCTTCATGTAATGCGTTTTTAGCTAAATTTTCATTACCGGAATATATTAAATCAAATCTGGTAATATATTCAATAGATTCATTCATTACCCGACGTTTACATTTTCTAACTTCCGGAATTGTGATAATCTCAACTCCATTAGTAAGCATTATTTGTTTGTTGATATATTTGGCTTGTAATATTTGATTATGTTTCATTAATAATTGATTAAATCTGATTATATTAAATTTTTTTGGCATAAATACATCTCCTTTAGCTTTATGTATTTATGTCAATAATGGTTAGATGTTCATTTAATTCATCGGCCCTAATCCAGCCTTTATTTGTTAGGAATTTGTGATTAGCTGTAACTTTAATTATTTTACCATTATCAAATACAAGTTCAAGCATTTCTTCCTTAGATGAATTTGTTAAATTTTCATATATTTGTTTAACAACATCGTTTTTGAATAATTTCTCTTTTTCATCATAATTAACAACAATATCTCCCGATTTAATATCTTTTATAGGTATATATCCATTTGGGGTTAATACCAACGAATCCCCGTGAAAACATTCATCAACAATAATAGTTTGAACATTGTTGAGGAAATCGTTTAGTTCTTCATCGGTTAGGGCCAATTTATTTTTAGATTTTTTATCAAGAACCGACAATGATTGCCATGTACAAATAGTATGAGTTTTATTCCATTCTTTTCTGTCACCAAAAAATACACCAACATCAAGTCCAAGGTTGATATAATCAGCTTCTGTCTGTGTGACTAGATCCTTATTTGGGACAACAACAATTGTTCTTCCATATGGTTCACAAAGTTTTGAAAGAGCCGCCGTTATGATCGTCTTACCGGAGCCGGTGGCAATCTCTTGTAAACTCTGTGGGTTGCGCAAGAACGCATCAATAACATCTGCTTGGTAATCCCGTAGAATGATTGGTTCTCCCTCATTCATATGACCTTTTGGCCATAATGTATCGGAGAACATATCAACCGTTGCCTTTGGAAATTCTAGTTCAAGACTAGCCCGCTGATCCTCAATTTTAATTTCATAACCTTCATCCATAATTATGGGAAGGACACGGTCAAGAAGGTTGAAGAAAGTACGACCACCTGTTGTGGCTAAGCTTATAGTGCCATCCCATCTACCAAGCTTGAAGCTTGGTGTGTGACGTGCATAAGGGACAAAGAATTTTAGTTCTGTTACAACTTTCCGCCTTGTTGCTGGATCTAAATTGTTGAACTTAATGTTGACTTCATCTTCAATTACTAGTGTGCATTGGTCTTTTGCCATTACTTTGTTTATTAGCCTTGTTATTATTATTACTATATTTACTATAGTATAAAACAAGTAATGGTTTCAATATAATTTAACGAGTACTTGGTATTACCTGCGCTGATTAATAATTTAAGTATATCTATCTGTATATAAACGTATGATTTCAGAATATGAGATGCTTGGATTTCCAGCAGTATTATATTTAACTTCATCGAAGTTTAATTCGTTGAATCTAGAAATAATAAGTTGTTTATCAATCTTTGAGCGGATATAATAATGACTAGTTTTCCCCCATTTTAGAAGATTGTCTGTTTTTAATGTTCCAGCGCGCGCGCCAACGCGCTGAAAAATAAAATCTGCTAGGGAAACATCATCAACCCTCTCAAAATCGGTATGATAAGAAATAGGGGGGATAATTTTCCGTTTCGTTGTAGCTTTCTGCCAAATTTGGAAACAGCATGGTACATTATATGGATTATCATTAAATATAAATGAATTCTCCGGCAATTCCTTATCATATATAAGATGCATGTTTAAACTTAATTTATTATGTAACGAAACTTTACGAAATGTTTTAGGGACCACAAAACATATATAATTAGAAAATTCAGAACATTTATTAAAAAATTTAATTGCTAAACTTGCATTTTTACCAAATGGAGGATTTCCAATTGTTATATAACTTAAAAATGGATTTGGTTTAAACTCAAAGAAATCTTGTTTAACTATATCGTTGAATTTTGGCTCGATATCTAAACCAAGTCTTTGTTTTTCAGGAAATAATTTGAAAAAAGATCCTGATCCGGCCGACGGTTCCAATATAATATCGTAATCATTAAAATCGGTAATATAGTTTTTAGATATATTGTACAATTCCAAAGAAATTGATTCTTTCGTATAAAATTGATCTAAATCTCTTGACGTCATATGCAAATATTGCTCCCTTTATTTTTGTATATTTAGTTATTAAACAAATAGGATCGGTCATTGAACTTAATTTGACATTGAGGGAAATCTCTAACTAAATCTCGACCTTTTTTGAAAATAACACGAACGGTTGGCAAATCATATACACTACAGCATATATAAGTTATTTCTTGGGCATGTATGTGTGATTTTTCTATATCAAATTTTCTACCTTGACCAATCTGATTACTTGGCATAAACTTCAAACCATTAAATGTGAAACATTTTTGGTCGTATTTAAAATTAAAAGAATCTATATGGTCATATCCTTTTTTATCAACATGTACAAGTTCCGGGAACCATTTTTCAAGTAATTTTTCTAAAAAATGACTTGATACTCGACCATCGGACAATATATTAAATACTTCTTCCCGACTAAGATATGCGAATTGTATATTTTCTAAACTAAATTCAAATACTTTATTACATTCTATATTCATTATTATTTCCTTTATTAATTTATTATTAGGAAATAATAACACGAATACTATTACTCTTGTCAAATTTAAAGTAATTAATTCAATAATTAGGGTAGTTTATAATATACTTTATTTATTACTAGGATACAGCAATTTAATAATTATTTGGTATTACTTGGAATTTTAGTCAAAAAATAAGCCCTTTCGGGCCCATCTTTCTTATTATATCTTCAGACTTTTAAAAAATAGAATTCGAATCAGGATTATTTGCATTCTTAATACGACCACGGGCGATCGCTATATCCCGAATCTTCTTCATCTTCTCGTGTTCATCTAGAGTAAAAACCCGTTCGGACTTATGTTCGTTTCGGTCAAGCATAAGCCTAAGCATGACCAAATCAGCTTCATCCTCGAAATACAATATCTTTATACTCTTTGAGAATCTGTATCCATTTTCATAGACATGGATCTTCGATAGCTTCCATCGGACGTCACCACCAAATTCAAAACCCAACAGGCTCTCCCAAACCGTTTCGTTTTCATCCATAGGGAGATAAACGTTTGGGTCAATCATGTGATAACCCTCGGGGATTGGGCCGAATTTAAATCTAGGTTTAGTCAAAAGATTCATCCTCTTCATCGGAATCAGTTCCGTTAACGATATGAGCAACAGAAATATAATGCTTCCAGGTAATATCAGTAGGTTTCCCCTTCACCGTGCATAACCAATGCTTGCCACTCTCATTGTCATACAGATAATGAAAAGCCCCGTCGATAGCCATTGTAGGTAGCGCATTTTTGAAAACTACCATCATTTTATCTTCTGGACAATATTTGTTTGCATAAACTGATGCGCGGTTAGAACTTTTTAGAAGGCTATGAAGCGTTTCTTCATGATTGGGATGCACAATATAATTGGTTGCATTGCCTCGAGTAGACAGGGTTGCGACACGGTTTCCCATTGCCGCAAGAACATCTCTTGCTCGACGTGAATTGAGATTGATTTCAAAATCTGGCTCCAAATCAACCATAAGCCTTACAGCTTGGCGCTCAGCATCTTCGAATGATTCAACTTCAATCCATTCTTCCGGCTTGCTTGTAGGTGAAGTTACACCTACAGTCATATGAAGTTGGCGATTAATGTATCGAAAATTCTTTTGTTCGAACGGGTCAACTGACCTGCTTATTCTAAGCGTCACAAGTTTGTTCTTATTATTTCTACTCAGGAATGACATTGTTTGCAGTTGATCCATGGTTGTCTCCTAAAAGGGCGGTTGAAATGCCAATTAAAGGAAAGTATGCTAAAAACGTTTCGTCGGTTAGTTTATAACCACTGTCGCTTAATTGTTTCTTGATACTATCATGTTCAATTGGGAATGCTTTTGGTAGTATTTTCTCATTATACAGCAAATGGTTAATAAATGCAAAACCTTCCGTATCCAAAGATACATCGTTTATTCTTTTCCCATTATTTCCTTTATGCAATGAAAAAATATCCTCGTATGATGCAAGAATAACAGCATTTGGGATTTCCAGAAACAATGCCCGAAGAGTGTCGTTAGACTCATATCGTTGGCGGAGACCAAAAGTATACCGATTACTCTGGCCTTTGTCTCTGTGTTTTTCCGTGACATCATAAATTAATGATTTTATCGAAGTTGCTGGAAAAATACTGTCCAATATAATGTTTATATCTTTTACTGTGTCTATGACATAGATGTCATGGCCGTTTTCAGCGTTTTCGACCACAGATGTTTTTAAATTTTCATCGATTGAACTTGCATTATCCTTACCTGTCACAATCTGCATTGTCTTTTCATGCGTAGTTGCAAAATTGCTGGCAATTTTAAGCCATTCATCAAACTCTTCAGTAGCGATAATTACCATCGGGAATAATTTTTGATTAGTGAAGTGATCAAAAACAAGATTCTTATTACGATGCATATCATCTACATCGTTCATAATAACTGCTCGATTATCTCTGTCAATGAGATACTGCCAGGCTTCTTGTACTTGTGGATCTGGATGGTAAACATGATCCTGCATTGCAAGGTTCTGAAGATCATCAGGAATTGTGGTATAATTCACATTCCCCCAATATATCAATTTCCGGGCGTTCTTTGGAGTTCTCGGTATTCTTACTCGATCAAACACTTTTCTTCTCCTTAAAGGTATCATCTAACCACAAAGACATAAATTCATCGTTTTGTACGATAATTTCAATTTCATTATCAACCGAGCTGATAGTGGTTTCGTTTTCAACGGTGTTTGCACAATCCGTTAGAAATTGTACGACCGAATCATCGAACTCAAAATTAGCTTTCTTAACTGTTCTCATTACAGCTTCTAGGTTTCCCTCGGTAACCTCGATTACCCAGAGTCTGTGTTTCTTATTAAAACGTGGAAAATCAAATTGGTTATGGTTATATCTAGAACGACCAATAACATTACGGATACATTTTTTATCAACTGTTGATCGTATCCTCTTCGTAACTTGAGGGGAAAATTTCGACCGAAGTGCTATTTTGCGATTACCAATATACCGAACTTCACGGCGGACTGGAACGCTTTGATAGGGGGGTTGACGATAAATGGGCATAGAAATTGCCGCGCTTAACTCTTCCTCAGACCATGGAAAATTGTCCCTTGTGGGAAGTACAGTAATATATTTCTGCAAAATACGAATTGCAACCTCGGCTTGCTTGGTTGAGATTTGCTTACCTTGACTCGTTTTGCCAGCGATATCAGTAATGAATTTGAAATCAGCGGGTGAAACTTTCAAGGATTTATCTTGGTCCCATTGAAGATGATGGAATATACCTGCAACTTCTTCAACAATGGTTTCTAAGTGCGTCGACATTGATATACCTCTATCTATTAAACTTAATTATACATAGCATAATATGATAAGTCAAGTATATAATCAATCGTAATCAATAAACGCGTCGTCCATTCCGGATGTTCGCAACTTTGTTATGTTGTTGAGTTGCCAATGCTTCGCTTCGATGCTCTTATAAATTCCTAAAAATTTATTACGCATGAAGGTAACTTGGTTCAAAACCTCAGCTTTATTCAAAACATCATCATCGGCGTCTGCATAAATTTGCGCATCGCGACTCGATAGCTGGCGGTTGTAATTTTCAAAATATTTCTTGAATGCTCGCTGTTTAGCTTTTTTTACAACGGTTTCAATATAAACAACAATGGCCTCTAATTCTTGGAGTTGTGACCATCGATGCTCGGTGATACCAGGGATTTTGGAGGCGGCCCGTTCGACCGCCCCCTTAATCTGGATATCAATTTTGCCTTCCATATATTCATCTTCGAAATAGCTTAAAATATCAGCAACAGCTGACACTAACTCCGAAAGATCATCAGAATTGGCAGAGGTAACTTGGTAATATCTGTCCATTAATTTTCAAATTCGCTCATATTTCATCGTCGTCTTCAAAAAATTCCGCATCAGGGTCATGAAACATATTTTCCCAAACCATGTCAAGGATTTCATCCTCATGGCCAGCGGCCTTTAAGTCGTCTGGGTCTGTTCCATACTCCTGAAGAATAATATAAAGTTTTTCTACAAATTCTTCACGGTTCTCTTTAGTAACCAATGGTTTTACTGATTCCCAAAAATCAGCTACGAAATCACTCGATAGATTCATCGTCGTCCCCTTCCTCTCCTTCTAGTTCGTCCATAACCTCAAACTCTCCGGATGCATGTTTGAGATTCATTTGTGCATCATGTTCAGCCATCATAAGATTTAGTAGTTCATGGCCTTTTTCTGTGAAAAAATACTTACGGAAATATTTGTGTTCATTTCCTTCTAAATCCACATATTGTAATTTATTACCAACCTTTTCTAGCAATTCCTGCTTTTCAAATAAATCAACAAGACCAGAGTATGGATCAATTCCTGATTCATATGGAACACGAACTTGCACTGATTCAAATGGTTTGTTATAGCGGGACTTCACAACCTTAACGGCTGCTCGTATACCACGAACATCTGTTACTTTGTTACCACTTTCATCTTCTTTTAGCTTCAATTTTCGCATTGCGATAACAATACTTGAAGCAAAGATAAATC